TCTTCCCGTGACGGCTGTCCCGTCTGCGGTTCCTGCGGCCACGCCTGGGGCAGTCCCTGGTGCATCGGCAATGGGGGGTCTCGAGTCGTGGTCCTTCGGAACATCGGGTGGGTTCTCTGACACATACTCCAGCTGGGACGGTAAGAGTGCGGCAACCACGGACCAGCTCTACTACAGTTTCTTGGGTGCTGCACCTGCCCCGGGAGCTCCCGAGCCTGTTACCAAGCAGAGCTACGACGGTGACAAGGCGGGTCGCAACGACGACCTCGGGTCCCGCCTCGAGCAGCTCCAGAAGCAGAGGGACGGCGAATTCAAAGGGGTTTCACGAAAGTAAGGTAGAACACTAATGTCGAGGTCTCAAGTGATGACCTTATTTTTTGATCAATTTCAGAGCTTTATCGAACAACTGATCGTGGTGTTCCCCGAGGACCCCGACTTTCCGTCGTACCTGGCCAATCTGAAGATGGCCAAGCTGACCAATCCCAAGATGGTGATTGCTGGAATCGAGCAGCACTGCTTGCCCTTTGCCGAGACCATCAAGGCTCGGAATGCAGACTTCTTTTTGAAGTACCCGTTCAAGGAATACGAGAAGGACGAGACCATCGTTCCCGTAATCCGAAAGATGAAGACGATGTGGCTCGAGATCTCTCCCGTGAACCAGTCGCACATCATGGACTATGTTACTAACTTGCTGACGCTGGTTACGCATTATCTTGGAATCCGTACAGGTCCTTCGTAGCCAGTTCAACGAGTTCCTTGATTCCTGCATCTGAATCCTCAAAGTTCCGAAACAGAATCTGGTTGACTTCCGCAGGTGTCCACTTGCCATCCAGACTCGTGTCCGTTAGGGCCACTTCCTTGTCGTAAAAAGAACACACCATCTCATTGACCACCTCGAGCGTGCACTTTTGGAAATGAACGATCATATCAATGCGCCCCGGGCGGATTAGGGCCTTGTCGATGCGCTCGGGAAAGTTGGTCGTGATGATCAGAATCCGTCCATTGGCCTCCAGGGTGCCGTCGAGCAGGTTCAGCAGGAACGACAAGTCCAGCGTATCCTTCTCCTCCTCGCGGTGCATGAAGGGTTCGGGCTCCTCCTTCTTCGTGACCGTCGGCTTCTTCCACTCGCGCTTCAGCACCGTGTCTCCCATGGCGTCAATGTCCTCAATGACATAGAGCCGCTCCGACACGGGAATGGTGTAGCGCTCCAGATTGGTTCCATTGTACACATGGATCTCGTCATTGAAGAAGAGGTGCTGCAGCTGCTGCTTGGTCTTGATCTCCGAGAGCTGGATGTTGATAATATGGCGCCGCCCCTCATTGGCAATCGCCTTGATGGTGGAGGTCTTTCCCGTGCCAGGCGGTCCGTGGTACAGGAACCCCAGCGTATACGGAATGCCCTTGCGCTCGTACCACTCGCGGTGCTCCAGGAAGAACTTGGTCCGATGACGAACCTGCTTCTTCTGCTGAAAGAACACATTGTCAAAGGTGCGGCTAGTCACGAACTTTGCCTTGGTGTAGACCAAGTGCGTCGTGGGCAGAGGATTCTGCGTGCTCTTGGCCTTGGAATTGACCATCTGGTCAAAGTAGTAGCGGTGGGTACCCAGCTTGTTGGCCATGCGGCGCTCGTAAGCAGCATTGCAATTGTCCACAAACTCCTGAAGGTGCTGGACATCGTGTTCGTAGCAGGTGAGCATGAACTTGATGCTGTCTAGGTGGCCTTCGACCACCTTGAGGTCCTTCAGTTCAAAGTACACATCCGTCTCCAGCAGCACGGGTTCGAATTCATTGGGAAGGTAGTCGTGGTGCGTAACGGACAACAGGCTCTTCATGGCGGGCAGCATGGTGACCTGATGAATGACCGAATCCATTCGTGTGGAATACAAACTCTGAGGAGCGGCACCCCGCTGCTGAGAGGTTGCCGTTTGCGACTGGTTACTGCGTTCACACGTAATCGTTCCCGTTGGCACCCGCTCCATTGTGATCACTCATGAAAAGCACTTGTCCAAGGTTGCCGCAGCCGAGTGCACTGGCTTGGACCGACGAAGACGAAGTTCCTTCGACGCCTTGTCGACAGTATCCTGCGACAGAGCCACAAACTTCTTGACATCGCGGGCGGGCCCCTGCACATTCATTGTCGGCACGTGAAGACGAAGCGGTGGCAGCTGAACCGAGACCAGTTCGTCGGAGACCGTCAAGTACTCGCGGTACTGCTCAATGTCCAACGGACCTCCAAACATACGAAGAACCGCGCGGGGCGGCGCAGGCGTCAGTTCCTTCTCTGCAAAGGCGGTCCGATACAGATCCACCAAGAGAGAATGACGGAGCCAGCGAGTGGTGTCCGAACACGTCTCGGCGTACAGATAGGCCAGTCCACACTCTGGAGAGCAGAAGTGACCTTCGCAGCTGTACATGTTCTCGTAGGCATCGTAGCTTATGGGCAGAACACAGGCCTTCCACGAAAAGGGCGAGCAGCACCAAAAGCAGGAGGTGGTCGATGCGTAGGTCGGGCTCTTGGTCCGCGTCAAGATCTCCCGCATGGTCTCCGTATTGAACCGCTCGGCAACCTTTGAGGTTTCCACGGCCGACAGGATATCCGAGTAATTGGTCCCACCTTCTGCGGGAATCGGCACATGTTCTTCTAACGGCAACCTTAAGGAAAAGACCACGGGTGCTTCTTGAAGCTGTTTCTTGGGTGGCATATACTCTTGTCTGGACTGGTTAGTGAAAACTCTTGAAGGTAAACAAAATGGCAACAATCCTAGTCACTCTGGATGACCTAAAAAGTACAGTCGCCGCGCGCACGGCAAAGGAGGCAGCTGACCGTGCAGTCTTGACGGGTCTGTTCGATACATCCTCGAATGGATTGGTCGACAAGCTTCATGCATGGGCGGGGCTGGGGTTCCCAGACCACGCGGTTGTTCTGTCTACGCCATTGACAGTGCCCACAGTCTGTGTGGATAGCGTGTCAAGGACATTGCCCGAGTATGTCGCCTACCTCCTGGGAACGAGCATTGATCAGGCGGTTGCGTCGCTGCAGAGCCAGGTCAAGGGCGTGACATTTGGATGGACAATGCCCGAGGGCCTTGTTCAACTCGTGGTTACGATGGACCTGATTCCTCCGACAGCATCGTAGATGTAGAAGCGGCCTCCCAGTGCAAGTATCCCCGCGATAGACCCAATGCCAGTTGCAAGGGGCACCGTGGACCCCGACGGAGACACACCGTATACTGTTCCAGTTGTCGAGTCGCCCACCGCTAGCATTGCCGTCACGACATCGTACGCAAGAGCCGAGGGCGTCGTAAAGGTTGCCAGCGAATAGGCAGTGACTGTCCCCGAGGGCGTTACGCGCGAAACATACGACCCATTCAGTCCGACATAGAGGTTTCCCACGCCGTCAATTGCGAGACCATTTGGCGAGGATACTGTCACGAAGCTCGAAAGCGACCCGCCCGTTGTTACCTTTACAATGGCGTTACCCGTCTGTTCCGTTATGTACAGAAAGCTATTGGTTGGGTCCATCACCATACCACGCATGGAGAGCGTATTGTCCCCGTAAAGCACGGACCCGCCCGAGGATGTTGCAGAATACAGATAGCTCTTCACTCCAGAGCCCAGGTTCGTGTCGTAGAGCGAGTAGGCCACTGTGCTATCCTGGTTCAAGACAACCGAGTTGAGAGCAAACGATGTCCCTGTGGCCGAAGGAAGAAGTGGAAATGGGGATGGAACCGTTCCGTTTGCACCCGTGGGCAGAACATTGAAGAAGCTCCAGTTCGATCCATTTCGAGACACCCAGAAGATCTTGTTGTAGGGCAAGCTGTATAGAAGCCCTTGTCGCATGGGATACAACTGACTTCCACTTGGAAGCGACCAGCTTGGAAGTACGGGTCCCGTGCCGCCAACCGGGTACGCCTTGAGCAGTGCGCTCGCTAGCATTACTCCTAAAAAACAATATAACCCTGTGCAGTTCCCGTGTACACGAGAGTCAACCCTGAATTGCTCGGTACGGTAAGCAGGGATGCAGCGGGTGCACCCATGTACAGTGCAGTTCCATTGGTCAGGGATATGTACAGTGCAAGACTCGTGTCATTCTGAAACACCCAAAAGGCGCCTGCCGTAATGCCCGCCATGGAGGATGGCAGTACAATCGTAGTGAGTCCAGGTGTCGTGATGTAGTAGGATGTGCCCATTGACGCTGTCGTCACTGTGATCGTTGTACCCGACGCAACCTGAGACAATCGGAATGTCCCTGTTCCGTTTACTCCTGGTATAGGGGCACCTCCCCACCCCGTGAGTCCCGTTGGACCCGTTGGACCCGTTGGACCGAGACCTCCCTGTAGTCCATCTTGTCCCTGGAGACCCGTTGGGCCAGTGTTCATTTGTTAAAACGCAATAAAGGATGACCCTCCAGCTGACACGAGGGTCGTGGCATTTCCACTTCCAATGTACAAGACATATGCAGGCGTTGCCCCTGCGTATGTTACAGACATATTGACAAGCCCTGTGACTGTTATGAGAGCAGATGTGTTGTTTCGAAAGACCCAGAACGCTCCTGCACTGGTTGCACCTGGACTCGCATTGGATAAGACTGTCAGTGGCGTCGTGGATGTAATGTTGTAGTACGTAGATGCACTTCCGTTTGAGAATGCAAGTGTCGAGCCCGTCGTGAAGGAGTAGAGGTTCAGTCGAGTGTTGGAGGTATAAAAGTCAGCACCTGCTACACCGTTCGGAAGCCCCTGCGGACCCTGTGATCCTTGGAATCCAGTGGGACCAGTAGCACCTGGAAACCCCTGCGGACCTTGAGGGCCTTGAACGCCCTGCATCTTATCTTTAAAAACGAAAAGACTATGGTGTGTGATTGAACTATCTTACCATGGCACTCTCAACTAACTACCAGCGCAAGACGCACCGCGAGCACATCCTCGACCTCCCCGACACCTATGTCGGCAGCATCGTCACTGGACCCGAAGAGGTCTTTGTGCGCGATGGAGACAACTTCAAGTCCGCAACCATTCCTGTCAACCCTGGCTTCTACAAGCTGGTCGACGAGCTGCTGGTGAACGCCCACGACCAGGTTGTTCGCCTGCGCCAGAAGAACTCCGAGACTCCTGTCAGGTCAGTTACCATCAAGTGCGACACAGAGGGTTTCAGCATCACGAACGACGGAGAGCCCATTGATGTCGCCGAGCACCCCGATCACAAGGTTTGGATTCCCCAGATGATCTTTGGAGAGCTACTGACATCCGCCAACTACAACAAGGACGAGAAGAAGCTGGTGGGAGGCAAGAACGGCTATGGCGTCAAGCTGGTCAATATCTTTGCAAAGGAAATGGCGGTGGAAGTCATCGACCAACCCCGTGGACTTGCCTACTCCCAGGTCTTCAAGAACAACATGACCGTGATTGAGAAGCCGATCGTCAAGAAGAGCAAGCACAAGTCACTAGTGTCTGTCGGATGGAAGCCCGACTTTGCGCGCTTCGGAATGACGGAGATTGGTGCAGAGATGCAGTCTCTGATCGAGCGCCGTGTCTACGACCTGGCCATGACGCTGGGCAAGGACGTCAAGGTCAGCTGGAATGGTACACCTGTCAAGTGCAAGAACCTGACCGAGTACGCCAAGGGCTTCGGGTGCGAGACTGTTGTGTACGAATCTCCCAATGAGCGGTGGCACATTGCCATTGCCGACAGCCCGACGGACAAGCAGTTCGCAATGTCCTTTGTTAACGGCATCTGGACGTCCAAGAACGGTACCCACGTGGATGCGGTCACGTCCCAAGTGGTCAACCACGTGGTGGAGTTCCTCGAGACTAAGAAGAAGATTAAGGTCAAGCCTGGCCTGGTCCGCGACAACCTCGCTGTCTTCGTGACGGCCATGATCGAGAATCCGAGCTTCACGAGCCAGACCAAGGAGACGCTGACGACCAAGCAGACTGCCTTCGGGTCCAGCCCCAAGCTCTCCGACGATACGCTCAAGAAGGTGGTGACCAAGCTGAACCTGGTGTCGACCATTGTCGAGGCGCAGTCGGCCAAGGATGCCAAGGACAACTCCAAGACGGACGGCAAGAAGCAGTCCCGAATCACGGGCATTCCCAAGCTCGACGATGCCGTGCATGCAGGGACTAAGGACTCGGCCAAGTGTACGCTGATCCTGACCGAGGGAGATTCAGCCAAGGCCATGGCCCTGAGTGGTCTGTCCCAAGAGCAGCGCAAGACCTTCGGCGTCTACCCGCTCAAGGGCAAGGTGCTGAATGTGAAGGACACGTCTGACTCCAAGGTCGAGCAGACCAAGGAGATTGCCGAGTTGAAGAAGATTCTCGGCCTGACCTCAGGCAAGAAGTATACCAGCGTGGCCGACTTGCGCTACGGATCAGTCATGATCATGACCGACCAGGATCTCGACGGCAGCCACATCCGTGGTTTGCTGGTGAACCTGTTCCACGAGCTCTGGCACGAGCTCATTGCCATCCCTGGGTTCCTGACCTACATGGCTACGCCCATCGTCAAGGCGAACCGAGGCAAGGAGACAAAGGTCTTCTACTCGCAGTACGAGTACGAGCAGTGGAGGGCGGGTGATGGGAAGTCGCCAGCGTGGAAGGTCAAGTACTACAAGGGACTGGGCACTTCGACGCGTGACGAGGCCAAGGACTACTTCACCAAGGTCAATGCCGTCAAGTTCGACTACACTGCCGAGTCGGACCCTGCCATTGACTTGGCCTTCAACAAGCAGCGTGCAGATGACCGCAAGGACTGGCTCAAGGGCTACGACCGATCGGTGCTGATTCCGACTGGAAACAAGCTTCCATACAGTGACTTTATCCACAAGGACTTGATCCACTTCTCATACTACAACTTGGAGCGCTCGATTCCCAGCGTGATGGACGGCCTGAAGACGTCGCAGCGCAAGATCCTGTATGCGGCCTTCAAGCGGAACCTCACGCAGGAGATCCGCGTGGCCCAGTTCGCAGGGTATGTGTCTGAGCACACGGGATACCACCACGGTGAGGCCTCGCTGAATGAGACCATTGTGGGTATGGCCCAGACCTTCATGGGCGCCAACAACATTGCCTGGCTGGTTCCGCAGGGACAGTTCGGTACGCGACTGCAGGGCGGCAAGGATTCGGCGTCTCCCCGTTACATCCACACCTACCTCCAGCCGATTGTGCGCAAGCTGGTTCGCGAGGAGGACATGGATGTGCTGACGTATCGCGACGACGACGGTCTGCCCGTGGAGCCCGAGTGGTATGCGCCCGTGCTCCCGATGTTGCTGGTCAATGGGGCCCGCGGTATCGGCACTGGATACTCCACCAACATTCCGCCGTGCGATCCGAAGGTCATCAAGAACGCTCTGATTGCCAAGATCCAAGCTGGGACTCCGCTGTCCAGCACGAAGCTCGTCCCGTACTATGAGGGCTTCAAGGGCACCTACACGGAGGAGGGCGCAGTGGGCGTCTACAAGAAGGTTGGCGATGAGTTCGTGGTGACGGAGCTCCCGCCTGGCGAGTGGACAGCCGACTACCGCGAGTGGCTGGAGAAGGAGCTGGCCGAGGGTCGCATCAAGGACTTTGTGGACACCTCTACGGACCAGGACATTAACATTCGCATCAAGGGCATCGAGGAGGCTGCCTTGGTCAAGTCACTGACGGTCAAGATCAAGACCACCAACATGCACGCCTTCAACTCCAAGGGCGTCATCACCAAGTACGACAGCCTGAACAGTATTCTCAATGACTTCTGGAGCGTCCGTCTGGAGTTGTACGAGACGCGGCGCAACCACCAGATCAAGGCGCTGGAGGAGCAGCTTCCCCTCCACACGAATGTGGTTCGATTCATCGTGAGCCAGTGCGAGGATGTGCAGGTGCCGAACCTGCGCCGCAAGACGCGGATGGAGTGCGACTCCCTACTGGAGCAGCATGGATACCAGACCATCAAGGGGTCTTACGACTACATCATGCGCCTACCAGTGTCGTCCTTCACCAAGGAGGTCAGCGACAAGCACATTGCCGAGATGGAGACGATTCGCGCAGAGATCTCCAGGCTCCAGACAACGAACGCGGAGACTCTCTGGCTTGCCGATTTACAGGCCCTAGGATAAAGGACACAATGTCTACATCGGGATGGGCCAATACAGCCGCAGCAACAGCTGTCCAGCAACTTCCCCAAACAATGATCTCGAAGCGCTATATTGTGATTGACACGGCTCACCGAAACTTTGTTCAGCAGCCCAATCCGTATTCAAACTTAGTTTTTTCATTTGGGAGCCAGGTTCCCCAGTATGTCTCCAAGCCCGTCACGGGGAATAACCAGACCATGCCGCTGTATGCATCCAATGCCCTTGGGCAGAAAAACACTGTGCCTGGGATCCTGAACACAACTGGATGGATCTACAATGGCGTCACGTACCCGCCCTATAACCCTGGACTGACGAACGTTCCCAACTGCAATCTGCCAAATGACAACTACTTTATTCAGCCATCGGGCCTTGGGTTTGGCACTGTAGACCAAGCAGTGTTCGTGACCTCCATTCGCATGGTTCGCGCCATTCTCCCTCAGAAACAGTTTTTGATCGTACCCAGTATTCCAGGGAATGCAGATTCGGCGGCTATCACGCAGCACGTCGTGGGCAAGACATACTCTGCCTTTTCGACCTACCCGTATCTCCTCCTGAATCTGGATACCTACTACGGCGACTACTACGGTGGCAATGAACCTACGCGCCGCACCTTTTCTGCCCTGACGCAGAAGACGCGCACACAGACGGACTTTACCCTTGATATTGGCGTTCAGCATTATGACTATGAGCCTTGGGGACTTGAGGCACATCAGCTTCCCTCTCCGATTCCGAGTCTCCAGAAACTGACAATCAACCTGACGGATCCAATCGGAACACCGTTTACCCAGTTGGACACACTTGCCGTCTCGCTGATCCAGGCCGATGCTTCGAGTGGTTTGTTCTTGAAGTGCTTTGCTGCTGACTACTCGTACTTTAGTTCCAACGACCTCCGCATCGGAGACCGCGTCCTGTTCGATACCACCACGCTCTGCAACATGCAAGTGTCTCCGCTGACTCCCACGTCGAAGATCAACTTTATCAAGAACCTCGTAGGCAACCCACTGTCAGTTCTGGCACTGTTGGATTATGTCGATACTGGAAACGGTGTAATGGGTCCTCGTGACCTGTCTGCAGGGTATGCGCGGACGCTGCCCAATGTGGCAGCCTACAATGGATTCGTGCTTCCTAACTTTTTTGTCTCGGATGCCCAGGGCAATGCAACTCCCAAGTACCCCGGGGCCATCAATGGATACGGAACCACCAATACGAACTCGAATGTGTTAGAACCACAGTCCTTGGTGGGGTCCAACTTGCCCTTCTTGAACACATCGCTGCAACCGTGCTACACCGTAGAGCTAACCTGTGCATCTCCCGACACCAGCCAATTTGGACAGAATATTGTGTAGTGAACTCACAATGCAGTTCAGCCTTGACTACTCTGTCCCCAGTTTAGCGGACTTTTACACAGGCACAGCCATCCAAGCGGCCCCGAAACACACGGGCCGTCTTCCTCTGTCGGGTTCGCAGGAGGGACAGAGTGTTCCTCCTGTCACACTGAACTCCCCCGAAGCGGGTGTGGTTCCGTCTACGATGATGGAGCGCATCAATTACCGTCATTCGTGCACGCCGCTGAACCAGATGTTCTTCAGCCAGGCCAACATATCCAATCTTCAGGCCAAGATCAAGGCCGATGTGCACGCTCGTAGCAACGGCAAGTACTCGATCGACGACCAGTCTGAGGCCGACCTGATGATCATCATGCGCAGCTACTACCTGCAGTATGGCGATAACGACCCCAGTGTGGTGGCCAAGGCCCTGGAAGAGCTGAACGACCGTGTGGTCTCCTACTGCGGCAACAGCATCATGTCGGAAGTGGAGGCTTATGTCTACTACCGCAAGGACATTCTTGACTTCCCTACCCCGATTGCGAACCCCGTGGCCACACAGGTCTATGGCTCGCGGACAGGCGAGCTCAAGAGTTTCTTCTGAACGGGTAATGATACACCGCTTCCACGATCGCGCCTATCTGCACATTGGCTCGCGTTGGTTCGTGTGGGAACCCGTGTGGTCCATGTTTCGGCCTGTGGATGGTCTGGCCTGGAATGGGACAACCTTTGTGCTGGACGACTCGGCCTATTGCTCGGACATTACCGATCGGCAGTATGGATACGGAACGGAGGAGATGTACCAAGTCTGCCTGAAGCTGACGGAGACATGGGAAAGCAAGGTCGAGGATGCCCCGATACGCAAGGTCCTGTCTTTCGGAACGAACGAGTGGTTCTTTGACCGTCCGATGGTCCTGACGCCCTGCGCACCTCGGACCAAGGAGTCGTGGAAAGCAATGGGACTTGCTCGTCGTACTCTGCGAGCTCATCCGCGGAAGACATTTACGAAACGCAATCAAGTGTAACACAATGCGAGTGAATTTGATCGGAACGGCAACGCCCTTGACGGGTTTGGCCCAAGATACCCAGATTCTACACGCCCTCTTTGCACACGTGTTGGGACCCGACGCCGAGATCCGACACGTTCCGCACCAGCAGCCTCACTGCCCCGAGGCTGAGATCAATGTCTTTATCGAGGTTATCAACCCCGCGCTGTTCCCATTTGCGGCCACCAATGTGTGGGTCCCGAACCCCGAGTGGACCTACCAAACTTGGTTTCCATACACAGCCATGGTCGACCAGATTTGGGTCAAGACGCACAGCGCAGTGAAGATGTTCGAGGCCATTCCCGGGTGCGCGCCTGTGCACTACGTGGGATGGACCTCCATCGACAAGAAGTACACGCCCGTCAAGAACTACAACAAGGGCATTGTTCCTGTGGGCAAGAATGTCTGGCGCCACCCGAAGCCTATTGTCCAGGCCTACATGCGCATTCAGCACGAAGATCCATCGCTATACGAACTGCTCCCCGAGCTGACCATTGTCCACTCGCCTGCCCATGTAAGGATTGGTATACTCCCCGACTATGTGGCGGGCAAGATCAAGCTGATCTCGGAGGTGCTGAGCGACAAGGACTACGATGCGCTCCTGGCCGAGTCGGGATTGGTCGTGTGCCTGTCGGTTGCCGAGGGGTTCGGACACGCAGTGAATGAAGCCATGTCGAGTGGCTGCGTGCCCCTGATCAGCCCGATTGCACCCTTTATGGAGCTGACCAAGTCGGCTCTGTGGACTTCGACGACAAAGGAGGTTCCGCACCCGCACTGCATGGGTGTCTTGGAAGATACGGATGTGGGATCTGTGGTGGAGGCCCTGAAGGTCTATGTCGGAACCCCAGATGCACACCTTCGGGAAATGTCCGACGCGTGCCGCAAGCAGTACGAGGACCGTCACGAAGAGTTCGTGGAGCGCATGGCCAAGCGCATCGACACCTTGAAGGGGCGTCCTCGCTATTCCATCCAAGAGCATATGCCCAAGGAGGAGGATCTGCCCTGTATCTCGATCATCACCCTGACTCGGAATCGCCGTGCCTTTATCCCTCTGCTGAAGTACTGCAGGGTGGCCCAGTCCTACCCCGATGCCAAGATCGAGTGGGTCATTGTGGATGACGGAGACGATCCCATCAAGGAGCTGATTACCGACATGCCGAATGTCAAGTACATTCTGGTGGACACGCCACTGACCATTGGTGCCAAGCGGAATCTGGCCGTGGAGTATGCGAGTCACGATGTGCTGGTGATGATGGACGATGACGATGTGTATCCCACCAACTCGATCCTGACCCGTGTGGCCCACTTGCTGGCCGAACCAAAGAAGGAGTGCTTGTTCTCAACAATCCTGCCATGCTACGAGATTCACAAGCACGTATCCTTCATGAATGTGCCTCCTCCGACGCTGGCCATGAGCCAGCGGGTGTCCGAGGCAACACTGTGTTTTACTCGCAAGTTCTGGATGGATCGGCAGTTTCCTGAGGTCCAGGTGGCTGAGGGTGACGCATTCATTCGCGGTCGCGAACACATGTGTCGGGAGCTGTCTCCCCAGAATGTGATTGTGAGTTTAGTGCATCGCAAGAACACGAGTAGCCGCAAGCCACCGGTGACGGAGACGAATGGATGCCACTATGGGTTTTCGGATGAGCTGTTTACGTTGATTTCAGAGATCGCGGGAGCACTTTAGAGTATGCCCATGAAGCCGCGCTTGGTGCGGTGACGACGACCACCCTCCTCCTCGCGGCGCTTACGGCGGCTGCCACCCTCCTCCTCGCGGCGACGGCGACGACGACCGCCCTCCGCCTTGATGGGCGAGCCAATCTCATCGCCACCACCGCGCATGTGGAGACGCTTCATCAGGGTCGCCTTCTTGCCCGTGGTCTTCATTCCCTTCTTCTTCAGCATGCGACGCAGGGTCTTGACCTTCATTCCGCGGCGCCCGCCCGCTGCGGGCGTCCAGACGGCGGGGGCTACGCACTCGGCCTCGGTTGTCTTAGACGAATCGGAGCAAGACATTTCAGTGTATGTTTACTCTTCAGAAAAAACGCGGAGTCAGTGGCGAGTGTGGCGACGACGACTGCGACGGACACGACGGGTCCGACGACGACCCCCTGTACGCGGGTCGCTGTAGCCAGGTCCACCCACCTTGGGACCCAGGGGCGGCGAGCCTGCCGTCCAGTCCTTCGATGTGGAGTGTGCAGGCGTCGTTCCTGTAGACGACCCGACCAGTGCAGGCGAGATGCGACTTCCTCCCGCGATGGGCCCCGTGACAATGGGCACAACGAGGTGGCGTTTGTGTGTGCGACGAGGGGGCATTTGTTAGTTGTGTTTGAAATTACTCGCGACGACGGCGGCGGCGACCACCCGACAGTCCAGATGAGACTGCCGCGGCATACGAGGGAGTAGGCTCACCGTAGTTGCCCGCGGGCGATGCGGGGCCGAGGGACGAATCGCCACCAGAGGCGAACGGAGACGGAGCGAGAGCACCGCCACCACCGCGCATGTGGAGACGCTTCATCAGGGTCGCCTTCTTGCCCGTGGTCTTCATTCCCTTCTTCTTCAGCATGCGACGCAGGGTCTTGGCCTTGAGAGTCGACTTGTGGCCACGACGAGTGCGGCGGCCACCCATGGGAGGCGGAGGCGGAGGCGGCGACGGGGGCGGAGGAGGCTGAGGGGGCATTTATCTTTGACCCAGAAAAGAACGCACCTACGCCTGTGCAAGGGCGCCGCGATATCCAGCCCCACCGTGTCCATGCGAGTCATGTCCGAAATCAACTGGGTGCGGTGCACCACCCTTCAACCTAGGCGCATAGTTGAGGCGGTTGACCAAGGTTGTCTTGACGCCCGTCGACTTGAGTCCGAGCTTCTTCAGCATCTTGCGCAGCGTCCCAACGGACATTGCCTTCAGTTCGGCGCGACGAGTCTTGCGTGCACCGCCAACACCAGGAAACGAACCAGGGTCAATTCCTCCCGCACCAAAGTACCCGCCACCAACCGTTCCACGACGGACGCCTCCATCATTGTACGTAGGCTTCTCGGGTGCAGAAGTCCAACTACCACCCGTACCCTGTTCGCCTCCGAGGGGAACATAGCTTGGGGCACCACCCCTGTGCTTACGACGCGTGCGACGACGACCGCCGAGAGCAGTTGCCATACCAAGCACAGCCATTTACCCTTACTCGGGAAAATCAGGCCGAGCAGGTCAAGCAATTACTCGGCTCCACGGTGAACTGCTGCGCCTTCGCAGCCGCCTTGGTGCGCAGATAGTAACAGCCCGTCTTCAGTCCCTGCTTCCACGCGTAAAAGTGCATGCTCGACACCTTGGAGGGTGTGGGCTCCGACAGAAACAGGTTCAGAGACTGGGACTGGCAAATGTAGGGCGCGCGGTCCCGAGCCATGTTGATCAAGGTCTTCATCGGAATCTCCCAGACTGTCTTGTACAGCTCGCGAATCTCCTCGGGAATCGCGGCCATTCCCTGTACGGAGCCATTGTTCGCAATGATCTCCGTCCGCACATCCGCTGTCCACAGTCCAAGCTTCACCAGATCCTCCACGAGGTACTTGTTCACGACCATGAACTCGCCCGACAGAACACGGCGAGAATACAGATTGGACGTAAAGGGCTCGAAGCACTCATTGTTACCAAGGATCTGCGAGGTCGATGCCGTGGGCATGGGAGCCACCAGCAACGAGTTCCGCATTCCCGTCTTGCACAACTCCCGAAGCCCATTCCAGTTCAGGTAGGTTGACTTGGGCGTCTCTCCCCACAGGTCGCACTGGAGCTTGCCCCCGCTCATTGGGGATCCATCGAAGCTCGGGTACACGTTCGAATTGTCGAGAGACACACTGCGCCACGAGTCCGACGATGCCCCCAACATACTCTGCGTGGCAGCGGCGTAGTAGATGTTCTCAAAGATCTCCCGATTCAGGTCGGTTGCCTTCTGCGACCCCCAAGGCAGTCGGAGCATGGCAAAGACGTCTGCGAGGCCCTGGATCCCGATTCCGATGGGGCGGTGGCGGAGATTGGAGGTCTTGCACTTCTCCGTCGGATAATAGGTCTTGTCAATGACAACATCCAAGTTGCGAGCCAAGATGGTCGTATACTTGCGAAGCAGGTCAAAATTGAACCGATACTCTCCGTCGTGGGCGTAGCTCCGCTCGACGAACCTGGGGAGAGCCAGAGACCCGAGGTTGCAGACCGCCGTCTCCTCGGGAGAGGTGAACTCGATAATCTCGGTACACAGGTTGGAAGACTTGATGGTTCCGAGGTGTTGCTGATTGGACTTGGCATTACACGCGTCCTTGTACAGCAGATACGGAGTTCCAGTCTGAATCTGGGCATCTACAATCATCTGCCACAATTTCTTGGCAGGGATCTCCTTCATGGCGAGGTTCTTGCGCTCGTAATGGCAGTACAGCTCATTGAACTCATCGCCCCAGCAATCCGAGAGGCCCGGGCACTGGTCGGGGCTGAACAGCGACCAATATCCATCCTGCTCCACGCGCTGCATGAACAAATCGGAGATCCACAGACCATAGAACAGATCACGGGCACGCTCATCCTCATTGCCCGTATTCAGCTTCAGGCGCAGGAACTCCTCGATATCCGCGTGCCACGGCTCCAGGTAGATTGCAAACGAACCATTGCGCTTGCCCCCCTGGTTGACATACTTGGCCGTGTCATTGAAGACCTTCAGCATCGGCACGATACCCGTGGACTTGCCATTCGTACCGTGGATATCGGCATCGCGTGCGCGGATATTGTGGATCGACAGGCCAATGCCACCCGCCCACTTGGAGATCTGTGCGCACTCAGCCAGCGTGTCGTAGATACCCTTGATGCTGTCCTCCTGCATGTGGACCAGGAAGCACGAAGACAGCTGGGCGTGGTTCGTACCCGAATTGAAGAGCGTGGGCGTCGCGTGGATAAAGTACCCCTGGGACAAGGCATCGTAGGTCTCCTGCACACGGACAAAGTTGTCTCCGTGGAGCTGGATAGCCACACGCATCCACATGTGCTGGGGGCGCTCACCAGGGAGCAGGTAGCCCTTCTGCAAGGTCTTGAACCCAAAGTAGTCGAACATGAAGTCCCGCTCCCACGACATCATGGAGGTATAGGTCGGCCAGTGCGTCTTCACGAGATCGCGATACTCCTCCGAGTACATCGGATGGTTGACGATGTGAAACATTGTCTGGGAATTCATCTTCTGGTGATTGTCGACAAGAATACGAGCCGCGAGCTTACCGTAATTCGGGTGGTGGCGGGCCTGCATCATGGCGCAGGTCTCGGCCGCAAACTCGTCCAGCTCGGAGGTCTTGATCCCGTCCTGAATCTGGCTGCACACCTTCTGTGCGACCAAATCAGGGTTCACATGGTCGAGTCCATCCGCAAGACGCTGGAGACGAGTCAAGACCTCGTTGAAGGAAACGGGGACGCGATCGCCATTACGCTTTGTGACGTAAATGTGGTCAGACATCTTCAATACTATATCCTCCATCCTTACCTTTAAGCGCCCAAAACTTACGGCGCCCACCAATCTGGCGTCGTGTAACGGTCGAGGTGATACGCCAGGAAAGTCCCCAATTGCGTGAGCTTGTCTCGGTTCAAATTGAGTTGCGTGGTCATCACCCACGCATGTCCATATCCAAGAGCAGACAAGCGATCGATCAGTTCCTCCTTCCGGGTTGCGAATCCCTCTAGAGACGAGTACACTCCGATATGCGGAGTCAAGTTGAGGAATCTGAAGTCATGGTACAGTGCAAGGTACACCTGGTAGATGTTGTAATCAGGCCGCGAGTAGATCTCGGCAGGGATCGGAAGCAGCTCGAAGAAATGGGGCAGATGTTCACGCTTCCACACTGGAAGGTTGCTCCACCAAAACACCAATCCATAGTCCTCGGTCAGCGCCTTTGCACGCAATGCCAGGTCTCCTGGAAACGCGGTACACGCAGCAACTGTATTGCCACTTCCTCCATTCGATGCGTAGATCTGCTTGTTCTTGAAAATGGCCTCGATCTTGCCGAGGACATTCTCGGGGGTGTAGTTCTCGGGAACCAACTGAATTTCCGAGTCGCATACGATGAAGTATTCGTGGTGCGAGTTCTTCAACTGGGACAGGGCGTAGAACTTCTTGAAGTCCACGATCCCTGCGGTAGAGTGCGGGTCATAGGTCAGGCCCTGTGGAATCACGATGGGCGATACTGCGGGGTGCTCGCCAAATGCACCACGATCCTCTGGAGAGGAAAAGACGGCATAGACTCGACTCGATGCGGGTGGCAGCTGTCCGAGAAAATTGCGAAGATAGTGGAAAAACGGTGGATGAATAGGAATGACAAACGCAACGCTGTCCATTTGAGTCTTCTTACTCGGGCCATGTAAATCACCTCGTCTACTCGGTCTTCATGCGGACGGTGATGTGCATCGACTCCAGCTCCCGTGTGTATAACCCCATGCAATACGGCATCTCTACCATAACACGACTGGTATCTAGCTGTCCCGTTTCCGTGTCAAGCTGCACCACCGCGGCATCCGAGCGCTCCATCATGCTCTCCCTCGTGAACTTGGCCATTCCGTGAGCCACTAGGGCGTCACGCTCCATCTCGCCGATACGCAGACCACCCTCATCCGCGCGACCCTCCAGCGGCTGGCGAGTCAGCAGCTTGCGCGGACCAGTGGACCGAGCATTGACCTTGTCCTCTACCATGTGCTTCATGCGCTGGTAGTAGGTGGGACCCATGAAGATATCGGCTTCCATCATTTCACCTGTCTGACCATTGTACAGGGTTTCTGTGCCATACGGTTCGAATCCCTGTTCCATCATCACCTGCTTGAGCGTGGGGATGCTGTCCGTTGTCGTAAAGGGCGTGGCATCGATGAATGCGCCCAACTTCAGGGCCAAGCGGCTCCACGAACTCTCCATCCAGTGTCCAATCGTCATGCGAGTGGGAAGAGCGTGGGGATTGAACAGCAGATCGGGGCGTACTCCGCGAGCCGTGAAGGGCATGTCCTCCTCGGGAAGCACAATGCCCAGCGTTCCCTTCTGAGAGTGGCGGCTTCCCAACTTGTCGCCGAGAACAGGGTAGCGCTCCTCGGCTACACGGATTTTTACACCCTTCAAGCCATCGCGAGTCGCATACCGATACACAGATTCTACGCGACCATGTTGAGCTCGCTTCGGCTTCTCCGATACATCGCGGTACCCCGTGATCTTGCCGTTAATGTCCTGAATCGGTGCCACCATACCCACCAGAATGGTGTCCTCCGTCAACTCGGTGCCTTCGAGGATCACACCCTCAGCGTCGAGGTGGTCATAGTTGAAGCCCTCCTTGCGCTTCACGGAATCCTTGTACAGGGGATTGACAGCGGGGTTGGCAAACTCTGTGTGGATCTGCGTCGCAGGATCCGTCATATCCTCCATGAAGTCGTATGAGTGGTAATACACGGTCTGAAACAACCCCCGCTTCATGGCCGAGGAATTGATCATGACGGAATCCTCCTGGTTGAAGCCCATGTAGGTGGTAATGGCCACAATCACATTCTCTCCGTGCGGCATGCAACCACCTGCGCCCATGATTTCGCGATAGACCCATGTCTGTGTCAAGGGGATCTGGGGCAGGACCGAGGTCACGGCAATGGTGTCGAATCGCTTGAGGTAATTGGTGTGGAACCACGAGCAGGTCTGCTTGGTCTGAGCAATCGCAAAGGCATTGCGCGTGCCCGGGTTGTGGTCCGAGAAGGGGATGATACCTGTCAGCGCCGACAAGGCAAACAGAGCGTGAATCTCCGACTGCAACTTGGGGTGGAAGGGCTCAATGGACAAGCGCGTAATGTTCTGCTCCTCAGCATCCAGATAATCAATCAATCCCGAAATCTGTTCCCAACCCTCAGCGGCCCGCACGCGATCTGCCGTGACACCCTCTTGGTAGACGGGACGAATCGGGCGGCCACCATCGCAGGTGAGGGTGTACACATTGGCCACGCGGTCCCAGCCCAGTGACAGTGTCAACTTCCGTGTTCGGCGCTCCTTCACGAGGTGGGCGTGCATCTCCTCGGTCCTGCCGATACACACTCCGACCAAATCCGCATTCAAGAACACAGGGGTCCAGGTCGGCTGCCACGTCGAGGGGTGGACGGATACGATCGGGCGAATGAAGGGCTTGATCATGGCGCGCACGACATCCATCGACAGAGGCGTTGAGATTCGAGCCATGATGGCCAGAGCCTTGATGTACCCAATGTTGCGTCCGTCGGGGGAATCCACTGGACACATGAGACCCATCTGAGACGCGTGGAAACGGCGCGGCTCCTTCTTGTTCGAGGTGCGGTCCATCTGCAAGTTGGTGCGGCGCAAATGGCTAATCACACCTGCATAGGATACGCGGCTCAACTCTTGCGCGATACCTTCGGCTCCTCCCCACGACCCCTTGAAGGACTTGAGAAACTCGGAGAGCAGGCGGTACTTCTTCCAGTAGAAACTCAGGTTCTCGGGCTGCAGCACATTGACCAGCTTATCCCCTGCATAGTTCGCGCGCTCGTACTGGTTCACCTTCTTGTCCAGCTCCAGCAGCATGTTCCGAGATGTCTCGCGGAAGATACGACGGAACTCTCCGAAGCACAGATCGCCAGAGGTCTGGAGACGCTTGAAGCGAAAGTGGTCGCGGTCCGTGGGCTCCGTCAAGCCAAGAGCCTGCTCCATCGCCATGCGCAGAAGCCGTCCTAGCTGGTACGCTTTGCGGCGATAGAGCGCACCCACATCGGAATCCACTTCCACGTGGGGAAACAGCATATCGTGCAGGGTCCGCACCACTTCAGGGCGGGATCGGGTACGTGACTGGTCCACCAACAACTGGAGGTCCGTCTTTTTCGAGAAGGACAGCGTCTCCTCGTGGCTGAGGACCAACTGATAAAACAGGGTATCGTAGGCGACCCGATCATGGTCGTTCATTCCCGCCAGGACAGTGTCGTACACATCCTTGTCCGTGGTGAGCCCCAGGGCACGGAACACGCTAAACACGGGTACAGGGTTCTCGAATCCAGGAAGTGTGATCAATGCCAGGCGATTCACGGTCCGCTTCGTGGGGGGCGGAATCACCAGAAAGTGGGAGTAGGGGCCGCGGCTGGCGTCTTCGGACACGGAGCGCACGGCTGCATAGTATTCCTCCTTGGTGTCGTACGAGGCCTTGACTTCCAGCTCCTCCGAGGTCTCGACAGGACCACTGGGATTCTCGGGGTTCTTGACCTGTGTCCGCTTTCCACAGTAAAAGAGATTGTTGCCCAACTTCTCCTGCGTGAGCAATACCTTCTCGGACCCGTCAATCACAAAGTACCCACCCAGCTCGAACTTGCACTCGCCCACCGAATACCCGTCGATTCCCGTCAGGTAGCACAGACGACTCCGCAGCATCAGCGGAATCTTCCCCACCTCAAAGTCTGCAAAGACCTTGGTGACGGTGGACCCATTGGGGAATACATAGTCCACCTCCAGGTCCGCGACGAGCGTCACGGCATAGGTCGTATTGTCGAGGCGGCACGCGTGGGGAACAATGGCGTTGCCCATGTCATCCGTCGGCGCGACCCACTTCAGCTTGTCCGACTCTCTGCCACCAAACCAGACACGGATATAGCGCTTGTCGGGCAGCTCGAGCTCGGCGGGGTTCGAGGCCTTCAAGAAGGTGGGAATGCGCGCAGACAGCATATCGTCGTAGGAATCCACGTGGTGCTGGATGAGGGGAAAGGCAGTATCCCGAAACAGGGACCGCAAGACGTGCTGCGGAACATCCATTAGTAGTTCGCAAGCATTTTCTCAACCCTCTCTAACCACGTATATGTGGAGTGAAGTCCGTCGGCCTCAATTCTTGGATGAAGTGGTCGGACACCGAGAGACAAAGGCACGGTTGAACACATACTTGAACAAGAAGCCCTACAGCAATGTGATCTTGCTTCACGGTCCTCCGGGGATCGGGAAGACGACCATGGCCCTGGCGTCGATCCGTTCGTGTGGAATGGAGCCTCTTGAAATCAATGCGACACAGGCTATGCGGTCCCACGAGGATGTTGCCCGTCTGATTGCGTCGTATCGTCACACGAGGAGCATCACCTCGATGATTCGGGGCGACAACAAGGCCTCGTGTCTGGTATTGGATGAGGTGGATGGCTCGGACTCTCATGCCCAGCGCAGGTTGGTCGAGTGGTTCATCTCCCCCGATCGGACTCTTCCCATTCTGATGACCTGCAATGAGGTGCCGCGAATTTTCAAGGCGTGTGCTCGCATTGAAAGCCTGCGTTGTTTCCCCCCGTCCATCTCCGACCTGACGCCCTTGTTCCCCAAGCAGGACCTCCAGTCCATGGCCAAGACGTGCCACTACGATGTGCGTCGAATGCTCCACTCTCTGCAGTACGGCGAGTCAGAGGCGCTTCCACCACCATGCCCAGTGTTCAAACAAAGTCCTGAAGTAAATGAGATTCTACGACAGAGAATGTGGTTTTCCACAGATCCCATACTTCTTGCGATAGCGCCCACCGCGAGCGCCACGCCTGTTTCCCGTTGATGTTATTGACAACCTTTCCCAGGTACCTGTCTGGGTTCCAAAAGACATCGGACTTGCTAACGGTGTTGCCCTTGTGCCCCATGACGACGATGGTGTCTTCTGCAGGAACCTGAACCATCTTGGCTTTCCATCCCCGGGTAAAGGACATTTCTTCACCGAAGGTCTTGATGGGATCGAAGCGGTGAGTCGCCGCATACTCTCGACGAATCGTATAGGTCGATGCAGTTCCGTGCGAGTCGTCGTAAGGACCGACACTCATCAGGCAGTTCTCCTGGGTGAGCAGCATGTACATCATCGACGACGTGGCAATCTCTGCCTTTGGATTCGCCTTTAGCGCATCCACGCCCGTGCGGATCCTCTGCGGCGGGTAGTAATCATCGTCGTCCCAGAACACGATAAAGTCTGCACCCAGCTCCAGTGCCATGTCGAGCATGTGGTTCCGCATCCACGCAATTGTCCTGGTTCCTTCGACTCGCTTCACTGTGAGGGCGCCGCTCGTGACCCATCCTCGCTCAGGGGTATCCGAGTTATCCAGCACAATCCAGTGGTCGGGCTGCAGAGTTTGCGCCCTCATACAGCTCTCAGAAAAGGCCTGCGTCCAGCCTCGGTTGCGGGTGGGCGTGCACACGACGATCATTCCTCTTCCTCGTCGGTTTCGCGTATATCGTTTCGACACACGGGGCAGCGCACACTGGTTCCGAACCACTGGGTAATACATCCGTGGTGGAAGTAGTGACGGCATGCATTCAGACGAGTGGACACGGCCATGGTGTCCTGGCAAATCGCACACAGCTCTCCAGCTGGCGGAGTCACATTCAGCTCGACAGCCGCCGAGATCTGCGCCGCCGAGGGGAGGACGGCAACAGGCTCGTGAAAGGTCCGCAGAAGATCCTGGGTCAGGTCGATTGTAAACTGTCCGCGAGTCGTCGGGAGACTGCGGATGGGCACGGGCTCAACCAGAGTGCGAACCAGGTCGAGCATGACCAGGGTCTGCCGACTGCGATTGGCAATGGCGCGATTCCGAAGTGCGTCGGGCAGATCAACCACACGATTAAAAAACTGCGTCTCACTGTTGACAATGTCTCGAAGCAAGGGGATAACAGACTGCATCATACATCTCTAAACCGAACATCCCGTAAGCCGTAAGCAGTAGAAGACATATTCGGGCTCGTAGGGGTCGGGGTCCTTAAGTTCCGTCGGCAGGTCGGACCGCCTAAACTTACGCGAGTCGGCCAAGCGTCTGAATTGAATAGTGCGAAAGAGGCGCATCAATGCGCGGTCTCGTTGGGACCATTTGAAAAGGGGTTTGTGTGTGTTCGCTCGTACTAGGGTATCGTATCCGTCCTCGTATTCAACGGATACGACGATTGGCCTTGGTGTGGCCTCCATTACTTCTTACCGAAGAATGCGTCTAAAGGCCCGTGCTGGTTCGCGCGCACGACCTTCTTTAGGTCAGGAGAGTCTAGGAACATCAGCCCCTCGAGCTGCCTCTCCTTCTTGGCCAGGACCGCCAGCGTGGCCTCTTCCTCGTCCTTCAGCTTCTCCATGTAGTGGGTGTGCATCGACGCATATGACTCGGATGGCGGCTTGTACCCGTCCAGTTTCTCAATGCAGAGTGCGAAGAGCTGGGCCACTGGATTCTGGATCTGGTTGGTGATGTAGTGCGTGGTGTCCACGGTCAGCTTCTTGGCCCGTACATAGTCGACATGCTCAATCTTGTCGCCCTGCTTCGCGCCCTTCTTGGCACCCTCCACATACACGAATTGTACGCGATCACCGACCTTGGGCGCTGTGCCTGGGTCACGATCAGCCATGCGGTCCGCCAGCACGCGGTGGGCAATCTGCTCGGGGTTCTTGTAGTCGTCACGCAACGACTTGGAGAGGACGAACTTCTCCAGTGGCACCTTCTGATCGATGACATCCTTGAGCTTCTGCTTGACATACGCAGCGGCCTTCTTGACATCCTTCTCTTGCAGGAGCATGTCCAGTGCGCCACCGAACACATCCTTCACGATCGGTGCATTGTCGCGTCGCTTGAGCACGATACCCATGGACATGCGCTTGGCCTTGGCAGGGTTCGGGTCCTCCTCGTACTTCATGCCGACGTACCGCTTGCGACAGAAGAGGATGAACGGGTAGAAGGTCTTTTCATAGGCAATCTTGTAGGGCTTGCGGTTCATTTGAGCAGTGATGGCGGCACCTGCTTCGAGCCCCAATCGGATGGACTCTGATAGGTCCTTGGTGGGGAACTTGACGAAGATGGAATCGGTATCACCGTAGACGACTTCGGCACCGAACTGGGACTCCACCACGTCCTTGGCCTTGTAGAGGGCCTTTCGTCCCGCTGCCGTGGTACACGCGGCGACACAGAGTTTTCGGATAGGAGACGTTCGGCTACCTGTCTGTCCGTAGACGCTATTGGCAACCACCTTATAAGCCAATTGAAGACCATTGTAGACAGATCGTTGAGCGTCGTCATACTTTGGATCCTCCATCATTTGTTTGAACTCCTTCCGCTTCGCCAGCAGAATCTCCAAGGTCTTGGGTAGCACACCCATGAGCATTGGTGTCTCCTTATTCGTCTGCACAAAGGTACACACCACCTTGCCCGTAACCACGCCTTCGTCGTCCTTGAGCTCGTAGTCCATTTCATCCAGCTTGTACTTTCCCTCCAGCTCTCGCACTGTCTCCATCGACAATCCAAAGTGTCCGAGTTTACGCCCCTCAGTATCAAAGTGGCGCTCACAGACCAGCGTGTCGGGCGACAGGTTGTAGGCAATCATGTTGGACGGATACAGTGAGTTGAAGTCCAGCACCGATACGGGCTGGTCAAGATACATACCAATCTTGGGGCTGATGACGATGGCGCCCTCGTACGTCTGGTCGCCCATGACATTCTCCAGCGTTCGCAAGACCTGGTCGCGCTGGGACGCATAGTACACCACGGCCGAGAAGATCTTGATACCTTGACCCCGTGTCAGCACATACTGCATCGGGACCTTGCACACATCCGCCATACCACGAGTATTGACCAGCGTGTCCAGCTTGGCCATGAGCGTCAGGACCAGATCGCAGTCCTGAATACAGTACTTGGCGATGCGCGCCCTGCCCTCGGGTCCACCCTCGCGGTGAAGACGGAACAGCTCGTGCGGCTCTACGTCGTCCTTCGTGAAGGTCCAGTGCAACTTCTTGAGAGTCTCCGCGTCGAACTCGTCAAAGAGAGCGTCGTCGGTCTTGATACGGAACGAATCCTTCTGGACATCGTAGATCTGAAACTTGGCTCCGTCGCGGTACGGATCGGAGGTGTTTCCTACGATATCAAACTTCACATAGTTGCCGTCGTTGAGTCCGCGCGTGCTATAGGTGAAGATCTGCTTCGTTCCGCGGCGCACTACCTTTCCACGAAGGAATGTCTCTGCGACCGAGTCCAGCTTGAAGGAATCGAGTGAGTGCTCGCGACGCATGTTCAGAAGCAGGTCAACCGACAGGCGACCTCGCAGGCACAGAATGCGGAGGTCATACTTTCCCGACGCCAGCTCGAACTTCTTGGTCTCTGCAAACTTGGTGACCCACTGGTCTCCGCGCTTGCTCTTTGCCGCAGGTCCACGGGACAGGTTAATCTCGTCGAGCAGATGCAGCTGCTTGCACCGTTCCTCGACGTACCCATCATCGAACCCAAAGGTATTGTACCCGCAGATAATGTCGGGGTTCTCGTCGAGGACACAGTTCAGGAAGGCACGGAGAACATCCGATTCTGTCTGGCATCCCACGAACTCCACACTGGGATCGTCAGATGGACTGACCTTGCCCAGCACGAACACCGACTTGCGAGTCGGCGTCATCAGGTCGTCGGACATGCGGAACGACACTCCGATCTGAATGATGGGATCCTTGGTCGCCACGGGAAACTGCTGGCCCACCAGCGGACAGACCTCCAAATCGTAGGAGGCCACCTTCAGGGGAATCGAGGCAGAGGTGGGAGAGATGGTCGTGTACTTGCAGGTGTACATCACGTCCACGGCCATATCCTCCGACGCTGCCATCTCAATGCCCTCGAACTCGAACGGAGAGCCAGGGCCCAGGTGACGCTCGTGGATAAGGCGAAGGAAGGGCGGAAGGTCCGACTCGTACAAGACTCGGTCCGTCATGGAGCGCTTCTTCTCGTGGAACTCGTTCAAGGTTGCGCAGGAGACCTTCCACATGGTCGTCTTTGCCAAGTCGTTGAAGCCTGCAAACACATCGTACTTCTTCACTTGGACGGAACGACCAGGGTCCGCACCTCCGCAGTAGAAATACGGACTGAAGCCGGTGATGCGGACACACGCCACCCGATCGTCTTGAGTGCGGCCGTACACATCAACCACATACTCCTGAACTCGCGTCTTGCCGACCTTGATGGAAACATCGTGCTCGTGCCAATCACAGGGTTGGAGAATAACCATTGAGACTCTGTTGCCTTTCGTCTTACTGTTCGTTTTGCGTGAAACTTTCTGGGTTTGATGATAAGCATGTCGTCGAATCCCATCGACTTTTTCTACGCTCTGACGCGAGGCAAGAACGATACCGCTCGGGCCGACGCCGATGCAGTTGCCAACCAATCTGCCATGAGCCGCAGCCAGACCACGAATGAAGGTGGATGCTCGGATGCTCTCAACCCTGCCCTGGCCATGGCGGACCAGCCTGGTATGATCCCGACCAGTGGATTCTTTATGCCTGGAAACGGGTGCAAGGTGGACACCAACTCTGAACTTCGCTGGGGAGACCCTGATGCGTGGCGCGTCAAGGGGCCGAAGCAGCTGTGGGTCCGCCCTTTTGCCACGACCCCCAACATGGGCGGTGGCTCGCCTGCGGAGGTCGATACTGAATCTGGATTGATTCACTCGATGCTTCAGCGCTCCACAAAGGACAATTCCACCATCATGGACAAGGCCATTCCCAACTACTACCAGCCCTTGATTCCTGTCAAGCAGCAGGAGTACTCCAACCCCGACAACTGGGTCCAGGACAAATGGGCGCGCGGCGGTGACCCCACACGCTTAATCCAAGTAAAACGTCTGGATACAACAACATAATGAGGGTTCTTTTCTTTGCAACACGAATGCCCGACTTGTGCGGTGCATTTCTACACGATATTGACTTGGCCATCGAACTTCAAAAGCGCGGCCATCAGGTTGCGTTTATGACGACCGACCGACCCAAGGAAGGATGGAACGGAGGGACGTACCGAGGGTTTCGGTTCATGCACTACACTGCAGGAACGGAGCTTCTTGAATCCAGTCAGGTCTGGATTTGCCCCCATGCACCTGCCCTGCCCGTTGTGCGCAAGATCAACAGTCGAGGACTGGATCGTCCGATGATTGCCACCTGCCACTTCGATGGCCGTTACAACTCCATCAAGGACAATATCACGGGCGGGTGGAAGGAGATGCTGTTCTTCATCAATCACACGATGGAGGCCAATTTCCGTTCCAACACCGTTCCGTGGCCGTCGACAATTGTCCGCACGGAGGTGATTCGCCCCATCATGCACGAGGACAAGATCAAGATAGAGCCCTTCCCGACGGGCGACATGATTACATTGGTCAATGCAAATGTCAACAAGGGCGTCCACCAGTTCATTGCACTGGCAAGGGCTCTTCCCGATCGCAAGTTCCTTGGTGTCATTCCCTACTACGGAGAGCTGTGGGTGCCGCCTGCGCCGTCCAACATTGAGTGGATCAAGTTTGACGATGATGTTCGCAACATCCTCAAACGAACCCGCATTCTGTTGCTTCCGAGCAATTACGAGAGCTTTGGCCGCATTGCAGTGGAGGCCATGTACAATCGCATTCCCGTGATCTACTCCAAGCCCAATCCGAGTGCGCCGCCGCCTGGAACCACCGAGGGCGTAGAGGCATGGATTGTCCCTGCTGGAATCGCATGCGAGCGCGACCGTGTTGAGCAGTGGGTGAATGCGGTTATCTCTCTCGATGACCCTGAAAACTATGCAATGCGTCAGGACATGTCCAGGTCATGCGTTGATGCCATGGACCTGTTCACAGAGGCTCCTCGTATTGCTGACAAGGTCGAAGCGTTTGTCCGAGAGAATCCGATCGTCATCCGCTCGGCTGAGTCGCGGTCTCAGTTGTCTGGCTCGTTGAATCTCCAGGCACAGGTGACTCAGCCTCCTGCGGGGTCTGCTCTAGGATTTTCCGGTGGGCGCCTGAAAATACGACGCTAAGCTTGTCCATGAGTTCGCGGCCCTGGGCACACAGCGCCTTCTGCTCCTCGTCCTGGCCAGTGTCCGCCTTGGGGGGAATCGGAATGTGCTTGTCTCCAGCGACCACGGGCTTTTTGAAGAGAAGGTCCATAGCCTTGATCATGTCCCCGCCGTAGATGGTCAGCGCGCCCTCCGCCTCCTCGCGCGTGCAATTCGTCAAGGACATCACGGTGTCAATTGTGGCGTCCATTACTTTTCTTGGAGGAAGTGTAATAGCTGAAGATGCGTTTCATCGAGGAACTCTGCCCACCTGCATTGCTGTACTTGATCTTTTTAGTCGTCCAGCTGGGTCTGGACATTGGTCTCGGACTGTGGGTGACCTTTGCGATTAAGCTGGTTGTGGGCCTGTTCTTCGTCTACCTGCTGAACACCTTTTGCGGAATCGGCCTCACCGCCGTCTCGTGGTTCGTAGTGGCGGTTCCCTTTCTAGTCACGGCTCTTGCGACAGCCATGTCTATGCAGGTGAACCTCGACCAAGTGATTCTGGTCCAGGGCACTACGAAGGAGACATTCGTGAGCGGAGAGGGCAACGAGGTTGCCATCGATGAGCCTCCTGCCGATACGAGCGCCCCCGCGGTAGTGACGAAAACGAATTCGAAGTGGAAGAGGTTCGATGACACTACCCGCTGAAAATGTTCACCTCCTGCTTCTGCCTTCGCCTTCGTCGCGCCATCGGCGCCTTCTTCAGCCCCTTCGAGACGGCTACTCGCAAGTATCTGATCTCCGAGGACTACGAGTACGATGAGGACATGACTCGTGTTCCCGAGGATTCCATCTATGTCGAGGAGTGGAATCGCGGTGACGAGTGCCGCCGCCGTATCCTCTACGAGTGCGAGGAGATTACGCCTTACCGGGGCGACCCCTTCAGGCCGTACAAGAACCCGTGGGTCTGGATTGGAGATACCTCGACGGGCGTGGATCTGACCGCAGCAGTGGAGCGGTACCTCATGCCTGGAAACACCATTGCACTGGACCTTCTGTTCCGCTTCATTCGCTGTACCACGGATACGGACCTCATGTTCGTGGACCCGCGCACAATGGAGCCTATGAAGTTTCCCGCCGATGGAGTAAGGATCGAGGCAAATGCCTAAGACCGCGTTCCAAACCGCTGAACGATACATAACCTTGTCGACCTCCTGGGATACGACGGAGTTCTATCCACGAATCAAGCATATCAACGAGATGATTCTCATGCCGTTGATAGCCTTCTTTTCATATGTAATGAATGTGTCGGATGGATTGTTCTTTTTGACATCGTTCATGACTGCGTGGGGAGCGTGGGTGGAGTACGCAGAGTATGTCGAGCTGACATTCGTCATGCAGAGGATGCAGCTGGAGGGTCTGCGTCGAGGTGGACCGTTCATTGTCACCAACGACCCCACCTACATGCCGTATGTATGGGCCGACGCCGTTACGCGGGAACGAGGCCGCCCGAGCCGCTCGAAATGAACTCCGACGACCCAGGGCCGTACCCAGGGATGTTCTGGACATTGCCGTCAACAGGGTTGGCCCTCAAGAAGGGGCTGGCCAGTCCGCGGTCCACATTGTCACTGCTGCCCTGGTAGGACTGGTACGGCGAACCCGCAAGGGGACTGCGACCTCCCTTCATCGGAATGCGAGCCTTGCGCGCGCGGGCCGTGACCGCGCGACGAGATCCCGAGACCTTCAGTCCCTTGGCCTTCAGCAACCGCTTAATGGCTTTTACGGACTTTTTTTTTTCGACCTTCTTCGTCTTACGGCGACGACGTCCGCCCGCCGCCGCATAGCTGCCTGTGGAAAACGGCTGCGGGTCGCCGCCGTCCGTGGCCGACGGGTAACCAACGCCTCCACTGAGATTGGTGCGCTCAACTAACATGGTTCCGACAATATTCTGCTGTCCAGCACCGAGAGGCGTGGTAGCCACCGTGCCACCGCGCATTGTCTTGCGGCGGGAACGGCGAGTCCCCTTTCGCTTGGAAGAATGACGAGCCATTTACTCTTCGTCGGGAATATGTTCTGGAAGGAGGGGAGGCTGCTCGGTAAACACTCCCATTGACCCAGGCATGTCGTCGTAACACTCGTATCCACGAAGTAACGCATTCGCAGGTGCATTGCCGATCGTGGTAATAGCCGTCAGGTCGGGCTGATGAAACTCGGCAAGAAGCGATGCAAGAACCTCCTGTCTCTTTCCGAAGGACAATCGGTTGTGAACAGGCTCTCCGTTCACAGTCCAGAGATCGTACGCAACAATCTGCTTGGGGCCCAAACGGACTCCGCGCAGAATGGTATCGAAACAGAGCCGATCGTCCATGACGATGGGAAGCACCTCCTCTGTCTTCCCGTCCGTCCACACGACACGAGGAACCCCAGATGCATCATGCGCCATCAACACCCAGCCTGGAAGCCCATTATACTGGGGGACGACCTTGCAAGTCGTCGAGGCTGGTTGACCCTTCTTGACTAGAGGGTGCCATGGGTAAAGTGATCGCATCCGCTGTAGCATTGCTCTTGTTCGGAGGCTGCGTGTAATACTCAGGAAGTGGCGGTTCCGCGGGCGGTGCGGGGGGTGCAAGGATGGGAGCGGGAGCAGCCACGGCTGCAGGGGGTGTGGCAATGGGTGTAGGCGGGACCATCGGCATCGGCATCACAGTTGGCGGGTACATCCATCGGACCAGCAAAAAGATTGCAAGGTGGAGGACAACGAAGACGCTAATCGACCCAAAGGCAAGAAGGAGTGTTTCCCAAATCTCCATTGTGCTGAACTCACTTTTTCTCAGGCACGATTCTACGCACTTCTTCAAAGTAAAAGGCTGTTGCGGGGTCTATGCGCTCACACCAGCGGCGGGGTGTCACCGAGTACTCTGTGTAGGTCACGGCCTCGGTGTGGTAGACGCGCGACAGAACACCAATCGGATGGGGTCGCTCGAATAGAATCAAGCGCCCGTTGTCGCCCTTTTGCAGGAGTTGGAACATCTGTGTGTGGGTATTGATGCGACCCAGTCCAGTATAAAAGTAGTGTATCTCGATTGTCTTGCCTACGGCGTTAGCCCATGGCGGAGGAGACTCAGTGCACTGGACCTCCATTCCTTACTGTATTCTTACGGATGATTCGCTCTAGGTCAGTCGGCGACTCGAGAATCTGGTTCATCTTGGCCACTGCCGCAGTCAGCGAGTCCTCGATCACGGCCCACTGGTTCGGGTCGTTCACGAACTTGGTCGTGCGTGTAGGGTGTGCAGGAAACCGCTCAATCAGCTCTGCCTCGACGGCACCCGACATCTTCATATACGTCCGCAGCTGGATCTCATCGTAAATCGGAACCTCGGGGAAGAAGCGCGTGCGGTCCTTGCTGTCTACGATTCGATTGTGAGCGGCCACCCAGCCGTCCGTGCGGCCCGCTAGTCGGAAGGTGGGGAACTCCATCTTCATGTTCTTGGTGTTGCGCTCCACCACCTGAACATTGTTGTCCGTCTCGTAGGTGTTCAGAATCTTGTCCTCGTTGTTGAGACCGCGCTTCTTGGACACCTCACCGCGAGCCTCGGACACCAGGCGGTTCACCACGGGCAGCCCGAGGTGGCCGTATCGCATAGTCAGCACCATGCGAGCGTGGGTCTCGACATCTTCCAGTGCAGCGGCCACATCTCCCGACTTGGCTGCGTCCAGAGCTGCATAGACAACCTGCTTCACATTCGCATCCTTGAACACATCCGTCTTCAGAGACTCAAAGGATCGGAGGCCGAGCTCGGCCTCAATCGCTCGAATCTTAGGCTCAACAGTCTTGTCCTTGCAGTAGAGTTCGTAGGTAACCTCATCGATGTTCTGGTACTTGTGGAGACCGCAGACACCCGCAACCTTTGTGGCAGAGATAGAGGGCTTAAACATTCTAGTAAGACATATATACTCGGTCTCTGGCATTCCGTTTTTGGGCTCAGGGTTGGGCAAAGGACTGCTGCATCCGCTGGATGGCGTCGATCCACCGCGGCATTCCCTCCAGCATGGTCGAGATGGCCTGCGTGTTTCCAGATACGGGCGTAGTGTCCAAGTTGGACTCGCACACAATGACAATCGCCGCCAACAGCAGGGCACGCTTGGACTTGTCGGATGGCGACCACCGCAGACAGTGCATCTTGTAGAGAATCTCAATGTACGGACGGGCCTGGAGACCCGCCTGCTTGCGAACGGCCTCCCAAAAGATCCACACCGGGTGAGTGCCGTGCTCCATGGATACGAACTCGTCTGAGCGGTTGGCAAAGGGCAAGACCATCTTGGACGCCTTCTTGTGCTCTCTGCAAAAGGTCATGACCCACGACATCCAATACAGAGAGCGCGTCAGGTCACGCACATCGGCGCGAATGCAGTAGCAGAACTCGTTCATTGGCACCATGACGGAGATGGGATCGTTTGGCCGCAGGACCAGCTTTCCGTACATGGACGAGGGAGCACGCACGCTCTCCTGAATCGTGATCGGGTCAAAGTCGTGGATCGGCTTGAGGGTCGGCAGGGTCGGCAGCTTGTTCTTGCGAGATCCCGACATGGCGGCTGCGACTTCACACACCATGCGACGGACATCCAAGTTGTTGCGGATGCTGGTCATGGAGCCAAGCGGATAGTTTCCCTCGATTGGCATGTAGTCCTCGTACGCCTTGGCCAAGTAGGTAAAGACCGCAGGATTGCCACGGTTGATGTGGAGAGCCGCGGCTTCGAAAAAGGCATCCCACAGGGAATGTACCAATCCCGAACACAGCATCTCGAGCGTCCAGTAGCACGCGTAATCCGCGTGTCCCAACTGGATGTTCTGTAAGAGGACCTTGCGAACATGCGCCCTCGGATGACCGCAGAAGGTCTTTTTTTGGAAGTCGAGTACGGTGCGTGAGTCGTTGATCTCCATTGCTAATGGTATCCGACTTGGGTAGCTGGAGGATGAACGTAATAGGTACGACGCACCAAGGAGTAGATTGCATACAGCAGTACCACTACAAGCATCACATTCAAAAAGATATCAAGCCAAGGCCACCAGGAGGGAGCCGCGGTCTTTCGGTTGGTAATGTTGATCTTGTTCTGCAAGTCCTTGAGATGGGAATCGAACTGATTGACTGTGTAATGAAGGTCGTCAGAGACCCCCGAGTACAGCCCCGTCGCTTTCTGCATGAGCTCGGAGGTGGTCTGAATCTGGTTTTTCTGAGTCTGGGCCGCATTGAACTCCATGGTGTACTTGTCGACCTCTTGTTGTGCCTTGGCAGATGCGGTTGCAGTGTCCGTCTGCAGCTTATTGGCAGCGGCTAGCTCGGCAGCGACAGTGGCGGCAGAGAACTGTTGACCCATTATATCTGTGAAAGATAGATTGCTGACCCAATGCCCGTAGCAAGGATCAACAGACTCACCATCGGAGCAGCCCAGTCGGGCAGGACCCAGTACGCCAGAATGCAGAACAGGATTGTCAAGAGGGCGACTTGGATGACATAGAGGTGCATGGCCTGGACCTTGAGGATCTTCTGGCGTTCCTTGGACGCGCGCGAGTCAATCGAGCCCGCAGTCGCCTGCCGAGGTGTGGGTGTGTCGTGAAGAAATTCATCATAGTCGTCCGATGCCTGTTTGAGCAGTCGAGACGACTGGTGAACGCTATCCATTATCCTCTGTTCGGAAGAAAAGCCCGAATCTTGCCGTAGATCGGGGCAATCAACCGAGCATCACGGTTCGCATCCATGCTCCGCCAACCGAGGGCATTGGGGACTGGAGACACGCCATTGTTGATGTACGGGGCAATGGTGGCCGCCATGCGGATGTAGCGCGTGTGTTCAGAAGCATCACTTGTCAGGGGCGTGTGAACCGTTCCGCCTGGGCCACCGAGTTCGAGGAAGGAACGCACGGGCATTTTGTTTACTAGCCAAGAGATAATGCTCGAGTGGCTTGTCCTTCTCGCGGGAACCCTCCTGTTTATTATCAATCTCACGGGGCGTGAGCAATTGACGAATCCGACTCCATCTGGAAAGGCGGATGCGACGATTGTATTGCCGAAGGATTTGCAGGACGAACTGGCAAACTACAAGACTCTGCTGACCGCGTCTACGCTCAATCCCAATGACACGGCGGCTGCACAGGCAACGGCGGCGGCCAAGACGAAACTGGATACGAGACTTGCAGAGGAACAGCAGGGTACGATGAACATGCAGGAGGATGTCCAGCGTCAATTGGCTGACAACGGCGGCCTGGGCGGGGATGTCAGCAAGCTCCACGAACAAATCGCATCGTACGAGACGTCACTCCCTACTCTCAAGGATACGCTGACCAAGTCCGAAGTCAATGCTGCAGATCGTGTACAAGATACATCCATCATGATCTCCAAGGCAGTGGCTATCTTCGTGATTGGCGTGTTTGCTGTCTTTGTGGGCGGCGTGTACTAGTGCTTGATGATCAGAGTGGCCAACAATGCACAGCAGGACACGACAAAGAGCCCGCCGAAAAAATAAAAGGGACCTTCGAACTTCTCCTCTTCACGCGCGCGGATTGCCTGGAGGGTCTTCAGCTGGTCGTTGCTCGCCGACAGGGTATTGTATTCTGCCTGCAGGGTGTGAAGGCGATCGAGAAACTGACGATGCTTGGTGTCCAGATCAGGTGTCGGGGTTTGCGTCGTAACGGACACCATCTTCTCCGTGAGACTCACCATCTCCTGCTTGGCCTTTACGGCAGCCGCGGCGGCCACGGGGTCGGCAGATGCCAGGGCCGCTGAGACCTTGGCATCATAGTCTGCACGCGCGAGCTGATACTTGGCATCCAGGTCAGCCAATTGTCCGTCGGCTACGGGTGCACTCATTGTCTTCAAACAACATTTGCATCCACCACGCAGTACCGCCAGACCTTGGACTGCCCCGCAGTATCGCTGTGACGGATCACCTCAATCACATCTCCCGGGATGGCACCAAGGATACGCGCCTGGATATCCTGCGAATCAATCGAGAGCAGCTGGACCTCGGGCTTGGTGATGTTCTTGGCCTTGAGGAGTTCCGTAATCTCATCGGGCTTCATGATGCGGTGTGGCATGGACCAGCGAGACTGTGTAATGTCGTACTGGAGCTCGGGGAGGTAGAAGAAGTGCATGCGCTCCTTGGATGCGGCCTTCATCTGCAGGAGTGCATTGTCAGATGGCTTGGATCTCGATACGACGACGATGCCATTGGTGTACGAGTGCTCGGCAGCAAACTTGCGGTAGTTTCCAATGTCGGGGACGGAGGTGGTTTGCTTCTGGTTGAAGATTACCAACATCTTGCCAATGGTGTAGATGTTGACCTTCTCGAGATCTTCGGTCGTCACACGAATCGTCTCCGTGGGAAGTCCGCGGCGAGAGAGGAAGAGTCGAAGGGTCTCCAGTGCTGTCTCTTCGGAAGGCGCCATACTTGTTGATGAGCAAGAGACGAAACAATCCCTTTTTTTCGGGGTCTCTAAACAATGAATGAATTCCTTGTGCTTCTCGTGGCCTTGGTGGCCATCGGCCTCGCGTGGTTCACGTTCTTCTCCTCCGAGGCCAAGCGCCCTGACCCCGCGTTCCAGGACATGCGTGGAATCGTTCGCACAGATGTGACGACAGACTCCAGCTATTCCCAGCGCACGAACCATATGCCCCGTCCCAAGGTGACGACCCCGCCCCTTGAAGGACTCCAGACTCCGTTTCAGGTGAATGCGTACCAGTCGTACATCAATGTCACTGGCGGACCCCCTCCTGGTCGTCTACAGGAAAAGACATGGTAATTCCCAATGGCTCATAAGCAGAAAATCCCAGTCGCCCTGAGAGAACAGGTGTGGATTCTCCGTTGCGGCCATGTCTTCTCGAGCCCATGTACCATTGTGTGGTGTCAGAACCGCATGAATGTATTTGACTTTGAATGCGGACACGATGTGCCTGAGAGCAAGGGTGGCAAGACGACTCTTGACAACCTGTATCCCATTTGTCGTCGGTGTAATTTGAGCATGGGCAATCGGTTCACCATCAAGGAGTGGAACGCCAAGTTTGCCGATCGGCGTCCGTGGTGGTTAAAGGTCTATCGTTACTGTTGTGGACGGCGGTGACGTGGGCTTGGTCCCGTTGGTTCGGTGTTGGACCACCTCGTCCCAGAAGGCCTTCAGGTCGTCAAAGTGGGACGGCAGCCAGTTGGGGTCCTTGGGCACAAAGTCCTTCTTCACCGACTGCAGAATCCAGTGCACCTTCTGGTGCTCCTGCTCCCAGGATGCGTCCTTGGTATAGCTCACAGTGTCATCCTCGAAGATCACAAAGATACCTTTGCGACCTTGGAAGGCGACCCACTCTGCATAGTAGACCTGCTTAAACCGAAACTCCACATACTCGCACTCGTCAATGCCCGTACACTCCATCTGCATCTGCATCTGGTGGATGTATGCGGACGGCACGCCGTCCTTGGCCACTCGGGAGAAGGGGCACTTGAACTCGACCAGGCGACCATGCCGCATGTCTCGTGGTCCCTTTGGGAAGATGATGCCGTCGGGAGAGGCGCCCAAGAACGAGTGGACTGGGTGCTGGACACACGACACATCGGTGATGGAGCAGTTCGTCTCCTCCTCGTAAATCTGCTTTGCAATGGGCTCAAACCGCGTGCCCCAAATCAGAGGTGCGCAAGGCGGCCCCGTAGGCGGAGCAGGTGGCTCTAGTTTACGAAGCATGACGGAGCGGCGCGTCTCACCACCCGTAAAGATGGCACCCAACTCCGAGGCCGTGATCATCTGACCGCGCTTGGAGTGCCACGCTGCCGTTCGCTGATCATTCTGCCCGTAGATACGGATGACCCGTCGCACATTGCGGTCTCGAGCCCATCTGCGTCCAAGCTCGCCCTTCATCAACTCATGGACACGAGCCAGAACATGACGACGAAGTACACGGTGAGAGAGGGGCACCAACTCCGAACAGAAGTGAACAAACTGACGAATCCGCGTTTGAAGATGGGTGAAGGGTCCATCCCAGAGCCATGCAGTGATGGCATCATCCATTACAAGATTCCATGCGTTGAACTCCTAAACTCATTTTCACTGGTGAAACACAGATTAGGTATGACGGATACTGTAATTCAAAGCAAGGAGCAGTGGGTTCTCCACCGCCTCGAGAACTTCTACTCCAACCCTGCAACCTTCGAGCGCGTTCAATCCATCCTCAAGGGCGAGTCCAAGCTCAGTCTGCGGTTGATTGACTGGTTCGTGACCAATTACTCCAAGAAGCAGAATGTGTCCTTCCTGACCAAGGACAACAAGCACGTCATCGTGTACCTGGTCTACAAGGCGCATCTCAAGGCGTACAACAAGAAGATGTTCGACCCTTTCTGCAGGTGGAAGCGAATCCAGTTTCGGGGCATCGACACGACTGTGGGGCAGCTCAACTTTTTCGAGTGGGCCGTGCAGGATGAGGTTCTGGATTACCTGACAGAGCACTACGACGAGATCCACGCAGACATGGAGGCCTGTTCGCAGGTGGTGACCAACACCGAGGAGGGTCGTCGCAAGCGCCATGAGCTCAGTCGTTCCGCCACCAAGTCTGTTCGTCGTCACGATGTCCGCGTTGTGGTCTCGTTTGATTAAGTGCCGCAGGCTAACAATGTTGTCTGCCATCGATCGCCGCGTGGTGTACCCAGTCTCCACTGACATTACAGAGCACGACATTGATGTGGTCTCCGACTTGTGGACCATGGACGGTCGCGAGGTCTACCGTGGTCGTCGGGATCCTGCCTATACGCACGCCAATGTCTACTGGCTTTACGATGAAGATCTCGACCGCGTGGGACTCGCCGAACACGACCTGATCGACCATGCAGATGTCCACCTTCGATGGTACTACGAGAGCCCGTTCGCTACCCTCCTACAGGAAAAGGGGTGGGAGATCGGAGACAGTCTGTGGTCAATGTTCCCCGAGTCTGTCTACGAGAGGTTCACCTCCGAGGGCTGGACCACCGCCGCCACGATCCTTGAGCAGTGTACCAAGGGATCCGTCCGCGTGTTCAGCCCGGAGATGGTCTTGAACCCCCCGAAGGTATATACATGTGAAAAGTGTGCATGGGCTTCTCTTGAGCCACTCCATGCGGGTTGTGTTGGTTCCTACCTTGATCTACCTAATCTGTCCAAGGTGTTCTTTGTTGATGAGTATTTGACGCTTCACAAGCCTCCATCTGGTTCGAAGGTCTTTACATTGCTGCAGCCACCGCAGCCCGCTTCCGACCAGGCTTTGCAGCCGTCTGAGGAGGCGCAGTAGCACCACCCGTGTTTGCCCGATTCATCTGTGGAGGCGGGGCCTGCTCCTCCTCCTCAGGCTCGGCAACGGGGACCTGGACCGTGTCCTCGTTCTCCTCATCCGCATCCTCGCGAGCATTGGCCTCCTCAGGCTCCTTGATGTCCGCGAAGGCCGCCTTGGCAGACATGCGCGTGGGCGGGAAGATCTTGGCCAGAACCACACGCCACGTCACACCGAAGCCCGTGCCCGTGACATAGATGCTCGGCGCAATGACCATGCGGCCCTCCATGCGCTTGGCGAACACCTGCTCGATGTTGTCCAGCGTCACAGCGATAGACTCGCCATTCGGATCCATCGCATCCAGGCTGACCGCACCGTCCCAGACCGAGATCTTCATGCGAAGGCTAGGCGGGTACTTGCCACTTGGCACCCACTCACCATTCACCTTCTCAACACTCGGGTTGAGAATCGGCTTCATCGTCTCACGGAGCACTGCCTCCGACTTGGACTTGCCGAACCACTTGCCGCTGTTCGTGATCGCATGCTGGATGATCTTCTCCTGAAGGTCCAGCATGAAGTTGTACAGCTGGCCAATCTCACCGACATCGCCAGGCGCACGCTGCTTCACGAAGGTGTCGCATCCCTTGAGAGATGCAAGCAGGCTGTAGCTGCTCTTGCCCTGGTCATCGGTGCGCACAACCACACCAGCGGGATAGAAGATGCGCGGGATACGGACCTGGAAGTTCTGGCCATTGTAGCGAATCGGAACGGTCTTGCCGCCTGCCTTGTTGGCGCGGATCTCGCCGATGGTGACGCGGTTGATGTCCAGAGTCTCAGAAGGAACGATGGCGGAGGCAGACATGTTGATTGTGTTGTGAGACTGGCTGACCTATCTGGGGCACTTTCCGTTTTTAGTGAACGAATCCAACTTTCAAGAAACTGTACCAATCAATCAAGGGATGCCTAGGTGTGCATCGACAAAGAACAAGAAGACAGACGACCAGTGTCCACACACTGCATTGGTTGGGCACGTGATGTGTGGACACCATCGTGCTGTCAAGGCACCCAGGCTCTGGGCAGTTGTCATGAAGGAGAGATCTGCTCCACTGGTCCGTTTTCAGGCCATCTTTCGTGGATGGAAACTCAGGCGCTACCTTGCATTGTGCGGACCTGGCGTGCTGCGCCGTGGCGACTGCGTGAACGACGAGGAGCTCGTGACTCTTGAATCCAAGAATCGCCAGCACCCGTTTGACTATGTAGGCCTGGAAGAGGGAGGCAAGGTGTGGTGGTTTGATTTCTGCACCCTGTGGGATTGGTCGATACGATCCATAGCGCCCACAAATCCGTACACGAATGTCGAGTTGGCCCACGAGGTGAAGCAGCGCCTGAAGAAGATATGGATCTACCGCCGCAAGAAGGGCATGACGACAATGTCAGAGACAGACGTTCTCACTGCCGACCGTATCTTTCGCAGGTGGACGGCCGTGTGTCAGATCTTCCGGGTCTACGGGTTTGAAGATGTCCATCCCAACATGTTTGTGGACTTGACCAAGGACAACCTGTCGACCATGTTTCGCATCCTGTCGATCGATCTGAATGGGATGCAAAGACGCCCTCATCGTGCGCTGGTCTACTGCACGCGAGGCCTCCAGATTGGTCGACAGATGACGCCCAACTCCTACATCATGACCAGTCTGAATGCATTGATCTTCATGCTGATGGAGTCCAACGCCTACGACTTTGTGTTCATGGTTCTGTCGGCCCTGTATCGCTGCTAAAAATGGGTTTAGCAGTGGCAGGCTAACGGATACCCGCCACCATGAACATCTTCTTCCTCTCCCTCGACCCTGTCGAAGCGGCTCGCCTTCACTGCGACAAACACGTCGTGAAGATGATCCTTGAGACCTGCCAGCTCCTGTACTGCGCCCACTGGGTCTGTGGGACACCCATGCCGTCAAACGCCTATAAGAAGACCCATCCCAACCACCCTTGTGCAAAGTGGGTCCGTGAGTCAGCCGCCAACTACCGCTGGCTGTGTCGGCTTGGTCTGGAGTTGTGCGAAGAGTACACCTACCGATACGGCAAGCACCACAAGTGCGAGGAGCACCTGGTCTGGCTCTGCATGAACATCCCGCAAGGCCTGTCCGAAGACTGGACCCCACCCAAGCCAGCCATACCCGATGAATACAAGAACCCAGACCCCGTCGTCGCCTACAGAACCTACTATGTCTGCACCAAGCAGAGGATGCTGCAGTATACAAGACGCCCCTCCCCCGATTTCCTGACGCAAGCGATTTACATGACCGCCGTAGGGTAAGAGTATACCAACGCGTTAGAAATGTCTACCTCTTCCTCTGTCGTTAAGGCAAACAAGATGCCTGCCAAGAAGTCCGATGCCAAGCCTGCCGCCCCCGCCGTCGCCGTCCCTGCACCTGTCGCCGCCGCGGCCCCGAAGGCCCCGAAGGAGGCCAAGGCCCCCAAGGCCAAGGCCGTGAAGGTCGAGAAGGTTGCCTCCTCGTCCGCCACGGTTACGCTCCCGACTGTGGAGGCGCCGTCGGCCCACGCCATCGTCGAGTCCACGGAGTCGTCCGAGGTTCAGCTCGCCGCCCTCGGCGAGAAGCTCAAGGCCCTGGGTGCTGAGCTCCAGACCCGCCTGCGCGACGCCGTGAAGGGTGTCCAGGATGCCATCAAGACGGCCAAGCGCGAGGCCCGCGATGGCAAGAAGAAGAAGCGCAAGGACCCGAAGGACATGAGCCCCGAGGAGCTCAAGGTCTGGGAGGCCCGCCGCGCCAACAATGCTTTTCTCGTCCAGCGCCCGCTGACGGATGAGCTTGCGGCGTTCATGGGCCTCAAGTCGGGGGACAAGCGCTCGCAGACGGAGGTGACGAAGTTCATCTCGGGCTACGTCAAGCAGCACAACTGCTTCGACCCGAACTTCAAGCGCCGCATCCTCCCGAACGCCGCGCTGGCCAAGCTCCTGCGCGTGTCGGACAAGGACGAGGTGACGTACCTGAACCTCCAGTCCTTCCTGAAGGTCCACTTCAAGAAGGCGGAGGTCAAGGCGTAAATGTCTGTATAACATAAATGCACACTTGGGCGGTCATCCTTGGACTTGTTATCATCGTCGGATCGCACCTTCGCATGATCTTCTCGGACAAGGATCCGAACAAGAACACGCATGCGTACGTGATGTTGGCCACTGCTGCCCTGATCGCGTACGGTGTCTTCACACACTAGTTGTGATGAGCTCGTGTGGCATCTCCATGTAAAGCACGGTACTGAAGAAAGGTGACATCCGCTCATCGAGTACCAACGCACGCTGTTTGTCATTTTCCATCAAGGTCTTGACCATCCTGCGAAGAACGACGGGTTTCTTGTCAGGGGATTCGTTGACCTTAATACGACACGCACCCGAGGTATATCCACACAAGGACGACGCATTACACGCGTCCTTTTGTCTGAACTGCCCGCAGGGAGTCCGCACCTTGTTGACAAAGTCCCTAGGATTGGCCGTAGCGTCCCAGTAGGATTTCTTGGTCATCCATGCTTCCAGTCGCTTGTACAGGTTGGCATCGCGCCTGAGAATGCTGTTGCGCAGAGGACTGAAGTCTGCATTCTGAATGTCCTTGGACAACGAGAACAGCAGAAAGTCAAAGACCTCGGCGGCATACGAGACTTCGCGGAAGGTCTTGGCATCCTCTTCATTGGCCCGTCCATTGACCAACTGTTCCTCGTTGGTGGTGCGCACTGTGCCCACAACCTCCTTGGCCGCAACGCCCGGAGCGGGCTGGCCTGGCTGGAAGGGTGCACGGAATCCAGACGCCAACAGGAACTCGGTGGGTCGCCCTTCGGCATCTGCCAAAGTTTCGGCAATCTTGAATCCAGAATGCTGCGTTCCATCGAGGAATCCACGCAGGTCCTCCTGCGTAGGAAGTTCGTCCGTCTTGATATCTGCGTATCCACTACGGATCGGGATACCTGGCAACGGCGATTGCGTATTCGGCTGAATCGGCAGGACAACCACATTGGGTACAAAGACCGCTTGCACGCGCCCAAACGGATCGTGGATCAACTGTGGCTTCGATTGAGCCTTAACACGAAGCTCTGTGAGGGCCGACTGCAGATCGGGTGTGTTCGATGCGCACGCCTGCGAATGCAGTGTGTTCAGTGTGCGAACCGTGTCCTTGCTGAAGGGCTCTTGCTGGATGTCGACCTTGTACTCGAACTTGTCCCCCGCCTTGACTGCCCGTCGCATCACATGTCCCAGAATGTCTCCATCGAGCAGGACGATGGTGCGAGACTGTGCGCTCAATGAATCCGACCAGTATCCACAGGAGACCGTGTTGGTCTTGGTCGATACGCGGATCACGCGGCACTTCAGAATCGACGTGACATATTCCAGCTCATCCATTGCAGGAAGGCTGCCTTTCTGGTACGCAGCGGCAATGCCCGAGACAATGCGGTCCGACTGTGTCTCTCCATCACCCAGGTCTGTCCATGTACGGAAGAACGAACAGAGCATCAGTCGCTCAACAGCCTTGTCGGGTGCAGGGATCGGCGTATTGTCCTTCAGGAACACGGGCAGTGTCTTGGAGGGGCGACCCACACCAATGCGAAAGATATCGGAATTGCCTGCCTCAATGCGCTTCTTGGGGACGCTGGTGCTGTAGGATGTCTTGATGCGCAACGACCGAGCCAGTTGGTCGGACAGGAACCCGAGACGCCTCTCGGGAAGATTGGATGTACCGAGAATGTAGGTATCGTCCTTGGTCTCGTCCTTTGCAATGACCTCGGTCGCCCGCTTCTCTTTGTAGCAGCACGGCTGTCCTTCCTTGTAGGCGGGGAACACATTGTCTTGGTTCCTCTTGATGACACTGAACTCGGGAGTACGATCGGCCTTTTTCGTAATCACCTTGCCGTGGCACACCGGGCAGGCATTGTCGACCAACTGATCGGCTCGCAACGGGATCTCATCCACAACGCACCAGTACTGGGGGCAAATGGCCACGCCGTCAGGCTCCTTGAGTTCGAGCGTGTCGAATGCGCGCGCCGAGTACTCTGCAGGAAGCTTGGCCTCGTCTTCGGGGGTAAGGACCAGGACCTGTTTGGTCTTTTCGCAGTTGGTGGGGTATGTGTCGTCGAAGATCTTGGGATTGAACTTGCGAAGGCGGCGGTTGAAGTAGTTGTAGGTTGTTCCATCTCCCGATTCCACCTTGAGCTTCTTGGTAGGAACGGCTATCGGAGGGGGTGCTGCGGCAGGGGCTGCAGCAGCATTGGACCCTGCAGGCGCCTCTCCTTCCAATCCAAGGAGGGCAGCGAGGTCATCGTCAACTTCAAAGTTTCCTTCTTGGACTGTGACGGTTGCGGCTGGAGCAGATGCCGCTTCGACAACTTGCAGGCGACGGGGACACACTGCATTCACCGCCGCATCGTCGGACGTCAAGACATGGCGGAGCAGGCTCGCATACTGCAGAACGCGCTCCACATTGGTCACGGAGGACACGATGACTTCCTTGCTCCGATACTTGAAGGTGGGGTATCCACGCAGAACTCGTTCAATGTCAAACTCTTCTCCTAGTGCCAAAAACTTGCGGACCAGGGCATCGGCGTCAGGTTGCGTCATGCCCAGTTCGGCTACCAGAGTGTTTGCATCCGACTCGTCCGTCTCGTGAAGGAGCTGGTATGCCTTCAGTTCTTGCGGGGTCAGGTCTGCAGAGAGGTGCTCGGCCCGCATCAGACGAAACGAATCGTCCTGCGTGGAAAAGACGGCGCGCAAACACGGAAATCGCAACATGTCAAAGTTGGAAATCTCCTTTGCATACGACGCCAAGATGGACAGATCCTGCAGTTCCCACCGTCCTGTGTCCAGGTCCTGTGTCTCTACGAACGGCGTGATAGCATCCAGACTCTTGAACCACTTGACAAAGTCTTCCTTGATCTCGTCCATCGTTTCCTTCGACTCCTTGGTGCGCCACGCAGTGAAGGTAATGTCCTTGTTCGTCAGTGCGATGCGATCAAAGGAGGTGCGGCTGGTTCCCCGATACAGCAGAAGAGTCGGTAACTTGCGCTGCGGTTGCGTGTTGGACACCCAGGACTTCCACAATGTCATGTCCACATAGGGCTCCTTCGTGGTTTCGTCCGTGACAAAGAACTTGTGGCGCGTCTTTTCTTGCTGGGATGTGAAGTACCCCACATACGGAGTCTTCTTGTTGACCGTCAATCCATAGAACATTTCTTCGAATCGGGCCCGAGGTGCACTGAACTCCGTATCGACCAAGGGCACGAACCACTTGGCTCGGAGGATGGACACGTGGTTAGGCTGGGGCGCCTCCAGATCCAGCAATGTCTTGAGCTGGTCTGTCGTCGTGCGCAAGGAAGTGACTTCGGAATCCGACAAGCGCTGAGGCGTATCGGACTGGAGCAGAGGAAAGTACACGCGCTGGACGATCTGCGAGGGGTCGGCGGGCAGTGGCGTGACTCGGAACTCCTGCACATCCTTGCCCTCAGGGTAAAAGGTCTCAAACAGGCTTTGTCCGCTCAAGACGGGAATGCGCGACGCAGGAACATCCACATCCTTCGGAGGCAGGGGCAGGACCATACAGCGGTCGTCGGCGATACCAAACTGCCTCCACTCCAAGAAAGGTGCGCCAGGCAGGAAAACAGATTCAAGAGAGGAGGGGCGCGCCATCCATTCTTCGCGGGTCGCGGGCGGCTCGATCAACCCCAAACCGCGTACTTGCTCGAGATAGATCTTGAACAGTTCCTTGTCGACGCGAGAACCATTGAGGGACACGCGCAGAAACAGGGCCTCCCAGTGCCGAGGGTCTGAGTAGTACTCGGCGGGCAGAGAGACGTGGGCCTCAACGTACAGACGAGTGGGGTACGAATTCACGGCAAGAGCGATGTGCTGTCGCACAATGTCCAATGTATCGTCCTCGAAGAACGACACGGACCCCGCTCCTGCAATGGGAACTGTCTTCATTGTGTTTGATCTAGGTTTTTACTCAGATCGGAGTATCCGTAATCTTCATCCCGCAATAGGGCGTGGGGCTCTGTGCATAGTTCACGGCTCGATAGATGCCCAGACCGACTGCATCGTGGAGGACCCGCTTGAAGTTGTTCCAGAACTCGGGTGTGTGACCGATGGTCTCTGTCATGAGATGGCTCATTTCATGCAGAATCACGAACATGATGGTGTTCTCATCGACCAGAGGATAGTCGGGAGGGCGAGTCTTGTCGCGCAGGCACACCACGATCTTCTGCCCCTTGTTCTCCGAGTACGAGGTGTCCGACGACTGCATGTCATTCTCGACAAACACGTCCGAGTTGAAGTTGGCCAGAAAGCGTCCGACAGGCGGATCGGCAGCTAGTGCGGGCTCGGTGTAGTACACCTTCAGTTTCTCAAGATTCTCGTGGATCTTGACCATTAGTTTCAGAGCCTCCTCCTTATGGGGGAGATTCTGCATCTCGTAGGTTTTGCCGTCCGAGCCTTCCATCGCAACGGTGTTCTTAGGTCCTGCATAATAAAGAGCTAGGGCTGCCACTGTCAGACCAGCGGCGACGGCGAGCATTGTGTAGTAGTGGGAGTTTAAGCACACAGGCCATCCAGGGCGCGCGACGCACGGAAGGGGTCGGGGTCGATGGTCGAGTTGAGGAACGGCCCCACCTTGGACTGCGAGTTGGGAACCTCGGAGCGGATGTCGTAGGTCGGGTTCCTGTTCGTCTGGCCCACACCGATGATGGACACATTCGTGTGGTAGCTCGACTGCAGGAAGTTCTGGCCCTGCAGGTCATTGACGCCCGTCGGGTTCACGGCGGCCCACGACGCACCGATCTCACCCTTGGGCAGAAGGTCGCCCGAGTCCAGCGTGCGCTGGGTGTAGGTCTGCTGGCTGGTCGGGGTAGCACCCTGCATGCCACTCACCTGCACGGCGTTGCCACCCAGGCTGCTCGTCTCCGACGCGGGCACATACGGGCCGCCATCCGCCATCGGCGCGGCCGAGCCCTCACCACCCAGCTCCTGCGGAGACAGAGTGGACATGCCGTCAAGGACGACACCCTTGCCGCTGGCATACGAAGTGAAAAGTCCATAGACGACCACGATTCCAACAAGGACGGCGCCCAGACGAAGGATCTTTTGCTGCGAGAACTTCATCGTAGTTTATTATCACGCACAGACAAATTTCATGAGGAAGTTGCTAGACCCCCTGGTAAAAGATGTGTTGGAGCAGTTCCAGTCAGCGGCGGTCCAGGAACCTCTGGAGGAGTTCGTGTTACGACCCCTTCTCCAACGCATCTTAAACCTTCTGTACCCCTACATTTTTGGGATCATGCTCCTGTGGATCATGATGTTCCTGTGTCTCGCGCTCATCCTCCTCGTGCTTCTTCGGGGTAGTGTTCTCGATGCCTTCAGCATATTCAGGAAACAGTAGCGACACTAGGCGGTCACGACGAAGACTCCAGAACCCGCGGATGTTTCGCTTCTTGGCCTCATCGCGGAGCTCATGGATGGTCATCTTCTCGATACGGTAGGATGCAGGTAGTTCAGGGAGACTCAGAAGCCGAATGAGCTCGGCACGCTTGAGGATGTAGTACTGCTTGATGTTACGGGCGCGGGCAACCTGCTTAAGCTCGGGGAGAGAAAGACGGTCCATGGTGAGGTCCGTTAGCCAGCCGCCACAGAATCCGTTTTTTCGCCGCCTCCTAGTAATGAAGCGTACCCCCGTTGTTCTGGCATTTTTCGTTGCGGCATTCCTGCTCGGACTCTATGTGACATTCCAACTTCCAAAGACGGAGACCTTTACCATGGCCACCGAGATCGGGTCTCCCGTGCCAAAGTCGGATGTCTATGCCGTCGAGGAGGGTGTGTCGGGACCTGGAAAGGTCGACCCTGCACCCTACAAGATCGCAGAGGACGAGAAGCTGTTTGCCTTTGACGAGAACCGCAAGTCCCCCGACTGCTGCCCGAGTCCCTTTGTCAGCGATGAGGGATGTATCTGCATGACGGAGGCCCAGAAAGCGCAGTTCGCATCTCGGGGTGGTAACGGACAGACTCGCGTCTAGAGACGGTAAGGGAAATGTCTGACTAACTACAATGGAACACCTACGGGCACTTATCAACCACCTGAAGGAGGCGTCGCCCTCCCTGACATTTCCCAAGCCGACGGAGGAGATGTTTACTCAGCTGCAAACTGCACTCCTGCCCCATGCCATGAAGGTGGTGCAGAAGGACAATACACTGTTCCGAGGAGAGGAGGCTGTCCAGATTTTTGAGGGCGTGGACATGCGTCGTGCCTGGCCTGGAACAGACGATGCGTGGAAGAAGCTCCACATGGCCCTACTGTACTCGTTCATGCAGGGCGATCCCAAGGCGGCGCTGAGCAAGGCACTCGATGCTGTCAAGGCCATGCTCCCTGGTGGCACGGCCCAGACCGACGAGATCCTGAAGATGCTGGAGGAGGAGGACACATCTGCCTCGCTCCACGAGATCTTTGAGTTGATCCTGAACACTCGCCTCGTGACGGTGGTTGGGGACCTCGTGTCATCGATGGACTTTGATGACATTGGAATTGACTTCGAGAACCCCACCGAGCTGCTGGAGGCTCTGCAGCACCCCGAGCGCAGTCACGCGATTCAGACCATCATGAAGCGGGCGCAGGACCTTCTGCAGGACCGCATTCGCACGGGACGTATCAACCAGAAGGAACTGATTCGTGAACTCGAGACCCTACGGGCCAAGTTCCAGTCGACCTTTGGCAAGTACCTCAATGAGATGGTGGTCGGACAGCAGGGCAATACGACGGGCAATACATCTGCAGTCATTATGGGCAACTCCCCCGAGGCCCGCCGTGCTCGTATGCAGGCTCGTCTTCAGAAGAAACTGCACGAAAAAGGTCGCAAGTGAAGATAAGAGATGAGCGAACCTTTCTGGATCGCAGACCCGTCTGTCTTGTTTCGCTCGGACACATGGCTGTCCTTCGTCCCCACTCCCAATATGACTGTGGACCAGTCGCTGAATGCCGTGGTGCGCTTTGTCACCTACCTGTCGAGCCTGCTGTTTCTCTGCTCCATGGACTTCCGTTACATTCTGTACATCCCAGTGACCATGATGATCACGATTGCACTGCACAAGTGGTTCCCCGTCGCCAAGGAAATGTTCCGAGGCTCTCCGACTGTGTCTAGCTACGTGGGGAAGGACACCACGAAGCCGACGCAGGACAACCCATTTATGAATCCGTCTTTAATCGACATTAACGAAAATCCCAACAAGCCGCCGCCTGCCGAAATCACGAGCCGCGAGATTCGTGAGAAGGTGAATGCATCCTTCGCGCAAACCTCGAACCTGTACATGGACACCAGCGATGTCTATGCGAATATGCGTTCTGAGATCAATTTCCACAATGTGCCGACGGATGACCTCGACGGCTACAAGAAGTTCCTCGGTGGCGGCAAGGGGTCGGACAAGATCCTGAACGAGGGGTATGTGCCTGCAAAGGGTACCATGGCCACTCCGAGCGACGCAGAGTTATACGCGGCTGTCCACCCAGGTGAGAAGAAGCTGAGCATGACGGATTGGAATGCCACACGAGCTTAGACCCGACGGCGAGTGCGGCGAGTATCGGCCTTACGACGACGCGTAGCAGGGCCTCCCTTCAATCCCAGTTTCGACAGTATCTCAGTGCCCTTGGTCTGAGACCCTGGCAACACGCGATCGGGACCATGTGCAGGGCGGTACTTCATGGTGGGAAAACTAGTGACGCCCTCCTCGGGCGGTACATCCTTGGACTCGACACGAACAATCTTTGCCTTGCCCTTCATCTTCTTGGCAGCAGCGCGGAATGCAGGTTCATTGCGAACGCAGTGAGGGCAACCATTCATGAAGAACAACACAAGAGCAGGACGCGAACGGAGAGACCTCCGCGCTTCCTCCATCTTGGCACCTCCATTGGAAAAGAGCAGAGCCATTTATATCACCTACTAGAAAATGACAAGCATTGGGTCGTCTGCTCCTCCCCTCCGTCCTCTTGGAAATGAGCCCGTCATCCTGAAGCAGTACAAGGACTACACCGAGTCCACGGCTGCATCCTTCAAGACCTTTGCGCCGCGCGATCCGTCGACCCAAGCCAAGTATGACGCACTGAGCCCCACTTGGCAGGGTGTGGACGCAACGAACTCAGCCATTGCCCGAGGTGAGTTTAGTTTGGACACGGTGCCGTCCTCGACCTACACTCCGAAGCCTCCTCCTCCCGAGCCGACCGTCGACGCCAATTGGTTTTGTGTCGTTCAATAACAATGTGGTGGCTTCCCTTGTTGTTGCTGGTGGCCCTGTTGGTCATGACAAGTGCCGAACACTTCACGGAACCCGCAGGTGGGTTTGCAGCAGTGTCGCGTCCAGATGCGACTACATTGTGGTCCAGCAAGGTGCTCGCCAACACACCCTTTGGTACTGACACCGCCCCCTACATCACCGCACTCGATGCATTCTACGACAAGGTCTATGCCCCTGCCCCGAGCCGCCCGAAGGAATCAGATGTCGATATCTTCGTGGCAACCGCCTACCCTGGCACCGACCCGGCGGCGTTAAAGACCATCATTATGGAAGCCTTCCACATTGATGCTGCAATGGGCAAATCGGCGGGCGAGGAGAAGCAAGTGAAGTTCGAGCCCTCTGCGCGGTTGCTGGCGCCCAAGGATGGTGTCGACGAGGTGCGTGTTCGCACAGAGGACGAGTATGTCCCTGCAGATACGACGGGACCATTTGATGAATCGGCACTCGGTGTCTTGGGTCCCACTCCGCAGACAGTTCCGTCAAGGGCCGAGCGCAAGGGACACGAATTAACACCCGTTGAAAATATTTGATAAGAGTAATGACTCGGACAGGGTGGATTCTCCTGTTCATCTTGGCTGCAGTCTGTATCGCTGCGACCCTCCAGAAGGAACACATGGCAACCGCCAGCGGGTATACGCTCGGACCGAGTACGAACGTGGGCGACACTGCGTACGCGGACTTACTCAAGCAAGACACTGGACAGGATGTGTCGTCGTCGGCCGCTGACACTGGACAGGATGCGTCACCGACCACCCCCACGTGTCCACCTGGATCCACCTTTCGGGGTGGATGTGCATGTTGCGTTGGTTCGTCGGGCCCGTCTGCAGCTATCTGTCCCGATGGATACGGATTGAACCAACGAACGGGGAAATGTGAAGCTGGTGCGACTCCACTGACAGGTGAATACTGGAAACAAGAGTCCCCTCCGCCGCCCCCGCCAGGTGTTGTAATGAAGCGGACTGCATCCAAGCCCAAGCCTCAGCGCATGCCTCCTCCTGCATACACCCCGACAGGAACTCCCGCACAGGTGACACCTGCAGCCCTGACGGGTCTCCAAGTGGGTGGCCCAAACAGCGGCGGCATCGGTCCGTCTAGCGGCACACCAGGCAATGCATCGTGGGGTGGATCGGGAGTCAAGTACCCGAATCTGCTGGGTCCCAACAACAAGGAATCGAATCTCCCCGACAACAATGCGACCGCCACCCTCACCCTGCCAAGCCCCTGCCAAGTGGGTGCCGATGGAAACACGCTGTACTCTCCTGGATGTCGCGCCCCCACAGACCTTGGCTACTTCACGCTCCCCTCGATTCCAAAAACGGAAGGAGATCCGTCACCGTTTAGTGGAGATTATACAGTGTTTATGAAATAAGATGGCAACCTTCGGACTCCGCAATCAGCGTGGCTCGTGCTGGGTGAATGCAACTCTTCAAGCCATCTACCGCCTCCCCGAGGTCCAACAGCGCTACACCGACGAAAAGGCTGACTCGAACAACCAAGTCGACCTTTGTCTTCAAGAAATCTGGGCGTCTCGTGGAGACGAGGGTCTCAAGGCATTGTACGAGGCCATCAATACCGACCTCATGCCTGCGGGCGAGGGCATTGGCGACTCCCACGAGCTGCTGGAGTTCTTCTGCGACAAGCTTCCCTTCCTGGACAAGCTGTGCAGGTTCCGAATGTCGCACCAGGTCAAGTGCACGCACTGTGACTACGCAGACATCCGAACGGATTCGCTGATCGAGTTCTCGGTGACGCCGACGGCCAAGAAGCAGGGGCTGATCACGACCATCGGACAAGCAGTCCAACCCGTGACCATTCCTGACTGGACCTGCGAGAAGTGCAAGGAAAAGGGGTGCACGAAGCAGTTGCTGATGTCGACCTTTCCAGATGTCTTTGTGTTCCACTGCACAACACTGAACACATCTGTCTCGTATTCGCCGCTTCTGAACATCAATGGATATCGCTACGCCCTGTCAAGCGTGGTCTGCTTCAATGGCGGACACTGGTGGACCTACGGACGCTCGCAGCCTCCAGGGTCGAGTTGGGTGGAGTTTGACGATATGCGGATTCACGACCACGGCCCGCACAACTTCCCGTTGTCGGATACGATGCGGCTGCTATTCTATTATCGTCTCAAGGAATAAGCAAGGATGTCCAGTACTCCAACCGCAACTGCAACCCTGAACACGAATGCCGCGGGGTTCGTGGGGATGAGCCTGTCTGTCGTAATGATTTTAACCTTTTTCGTCTTTTTCATGAGCGGGTCTCTTCTGGCCGTCATTGTGTTCTGGCTGGTACTGGTCCTGTCCTCCGTGGTTCTCTGGGCCTACGGATTCATCAGCAATGACATTCTGCAGCTGGTGACCTATGTCAAGCCCGCACCTGCTCCCGCCCCCGACAAGCCCGACTCGGGTAGCGGCTTGGTAGGCATGGAGGTGTTCCACGTCGACAATAACCGCTTCACCTACGACGAGGCACCTGCAGCGTGTGCGGCCTTTGGCGGAAACCTGGCCACTCTGGAGCAGATCAATGAGGCCTACAATTCTGGCGCAGAGTGGTGTGGATACGGCTGGTCGGCGGGTGGTCTGGCCTTGTTCCCCACCCAGCGCGCGACATGGGAGACACTTCAGCAGGAACCCAGCCCTGCGAAGCGCACCGCCTGCGGCAAGGTGGGTGTGAACGGTGGGTACTTTGACCCTTCGTACAAGTTTGGTGTCAATTGCTACGGATACAAGCCCGCGGCCAGCTCCAATCTGAAGCTGCCCCTGCCTCCTCCTGGCGTGGACTCGAGTGCATTCAATGCCATGGTCAACCGCTTCCAGGGCATGCTGTCCTCCTTCACAGTGTCCCCGTATTCGCGTTCGCAGTGGTCGGGATACGGAGCGCTGGACACGGGTGCTCGGGCAACTGCGGCATACGGAACTCAGTTCGAGCAGAATCTCTCGGGTCTCGTGGGACCGGGTGGCTCTGCACCCGTCAAGGTTACCGCGTCAAGCACGAAGGAGACCTTTGCAGTGAATGCGTCCGACGCGAACATCCTTGACGCGAATCGGCCTGGCGGGTACACCTACATCCACGAGCCTGCGAATGTTGGAGCGGCTGGTCCTGGCGTTGCTGTCCCGTGGTGGATGATGAAGACTCCGATGAATGGAATGCCAGGCATGACGGGTCCTATGGGAATGAATAGTATGTATGGCGATCACGGAATGGGCTGCGGATGCAGCACATGCCAAGCCGCTGGGGCAATGGGACCGACGGGGCCCATGGGCGTGATGGGTGCGACTGGATATACGGGACCGACGGGACCTGCGTCGGTGGGCACAAATGTAGGCAATGCGGCACCCGTACTCCCGCCGCTTCCAGTCCTTGTGCCTCCTCCTCCTCCTGCTCCCTCGGCACCCCCGCCGCCGCCTCCAGTCCCTGCGGCGCCTCCAGCCCCGACCACGCCAGCAGCGGCGGCGGCTTTGGCGGCACAGACAGCGGCTGCTCTTGGTGTTGCTCCGCCCAGCGCCGAGTTCTCGGCGAACACGGCGGCTACAAACTCCGCCAATGCTGCTGCCCGCGCCGCTGTACTTGCCCAGGGCGGAGACCCCGACAAGTAATCAGATAGGATTGAAGAACCCGAACAACTGAACCATGCTAGGCACCTTGGAGTCCGCATCGTAATAATCAAGACGCATCGGCTTTCCGTCAGACTCCTGTTTGACGCAGAGATAGGGCATCAGAGGCACATGTGTCATTCCAGCAGGGCACGGCTTGTAGCACAGTCCATCCACCTTGTCCGTGTGCACGCCTTCTTTTACCAAGGTTTCTTCTTCGCATGTCCGCTCATCTCCGTGGGTGCCTGGTGCTTCATTGCACTCCTTCTTGGTTCGTGCCTTCTTTGCGTTTGCATTGCTCCAGCGGTCATACCAGTCATCGTACCCTGGCAGACCACCTGCATCCGATGGTCCAGGGCAGTTTCCACCATGGTTCAGGCGTCCGACCAGGTTCCCGCCTGTACACTGCAAAAGCCATCCATCTTTCAGACCGCAACGGATCGGTTCTTGGCACACCAGTCCCCAGTTGTTCCATCCAGCTGGACACTTCTCGAGTCCCACTGGGGTTCCTGCGCCATTTTCCTTGGTATCAGCCCAGCAGACATCGCCTACGCGATGACGACCCGCGGGACATGGCTTGTAGCACAACAGTTCGTTGCGCTCTGGATGTGTGTTCGGACAGGTGTTGGGATAGGTGCTCAAGATAGGGTACCCAAAGAGACCCACGGGAGAGAAGGCCGATCCGAACAACACAATGAACAAGAGCAGAATCGCCCCGCCCACTAGCAATCCGACGGCGGGAGCGACCAAGGAGAAGCCCAGCGTGTTGCCTGCCTTACGGGCTTCTTGCACGAATCCGTAGTACGCGAGGACAATGAAGAGTCCGACAACAAGGATAAACATTGTGCGCATGGCGGTGGAGACTGACTTCATAATGTCGTAGAAGGGTGCAACCACGTCGGGCATCCAGAGAAAGCTGCCCGCCTTCTCTTCGGTCTTTTCGATGACGCCCTTTTTCGGCATTCCGTTATTTCTATGGTAGAAAACAATGGACACGTGCCTCCCTAAGCTGCAACCGTTCACGAAGAAGAGCTACCAAACCACAGGCGTATCATCGCTCCCTGCATCCCAGGAATCCACCTTTCCCTTTGTTCCCCTGTTGTTCAAGCCGCAAGATGGTGCCGTGGCTCCGTTTCAGACCAATCAACCGACTCGCCAGCCTGAAGCGCGAAGCAGTTCCTAGCACATTTTGTCTGGTCATACACAAAGATGGACGTGGTTCTTCTTATGGGCCTTGCGGCTCTTGGCTACGCCCTCGCCAATGAGACAAATCCTAGAAAGAAGAAGCAGGAAGCCATGCAGGGTGGCGGCATGAACCCGATGGAGACCTTTGTGAACCCTGAGCAGACAGGTGGTGCCATGCAGGTGATTGACACTCCGACAGGACACGCCAACATGGTCCCGTTCTTTGGTGCGAACATGACCCAGTCTATGTACTCGGGCGCCACGGACGGTATCCTGGATACCTACACGGGCACGGGTAAGCAGACCTTTTTCCACAAGGAGGAATCGCCTGCGTTCTTCGCACCTGAGAAGGGCAATGGAAACCCGTGGGGTCAGCCTGTGGAGACGGACTTCGAGCAGTCGCGCATGGTCACGAGTCTGGCGACCAAGAATGTGTTCCCGATTGATCGTGTCCAAGTGGGCCCAGGCGTGAATGACGGATACACGAACTTGCCGTCAGGTGGATACCAGCAGGATGCCGCCCGCGAGTACGCCTTGCCGCTCACAACTGACGAGATCCGTGTGGCCTCCAAGCCCAAGCTCACCTACAAGAGCGAGGCGGTTCCTGGTGCCTTCTTCATCTCGGAAGTGGGTATCCAGGCGCCCGTCAAGAAGAACAAGCCCGACCGCTTCGTCATTCTGGAGGGCAAGGATGGCGAGATGGACCACTTGAACACGGCTGTGGGTCAGCAGGTTGCAGGTGCCATGTACCCCGAGCAGGTGATGAAGACACAGAAGCGCGAGTCCACCTCCGAGGAGTTCATTGGTGGCCCGCAGTCTGCAAACACCTACCAGACCTATATCCGTTCCTTCACAGAGCCCTTCCAGCAGTTCATGAAGCTCACAGTCGAGGGCCGCCCGACACCTGGTGGCCCCGTGGGTGGCATGTCGTCTCTGCAGACGGGTCCTCAGTCCTACAATGTGGCGACGCACCGCGACGAGAGCATCTTTGCGGCGGCGACTCGCTTCGACACTCCGCTGATGAACATTGGCGGACAGGCTCCTCAGTCGGAGCTCCAGGGCTCGGTCAAGTACTTCAACCCCCTGCAGGAGGATATCTATGTCCAGCGCAACAACACTGGCATTCTCGAGGGCTTCACCAAGAACCCGTATACACAGAGCCTGTCGTCTACAGGCACGGAGTAAATGGATTGTCTCCGATACCAAGGAACAACCTTCGCAGTATGTACTCGAGGGCAGACACGCCGACAGGTTCACGACCTGGTTAGGTTGGCCTCTGTGTATGGGTCTCGCATTCATGTGTGTTCCTGTTTATCCGATCCGTGGGCCCGTGCCTCTCTGTCGTTTCTTGGAGCCGTATGGACTCCTGCGACTCAACAATGCAACATCTCGCCTCCCTTGGCGCCGTAGAGTCCATGCTGATTGGACGGCGCAACGAACTGACACAAGCAACATCGATGGTCTTTAACATCGTGTTACTTGTCCTCGTCTTGAGCACCTTTGCCTACTTTCTCTATGTCCAGTATCACTCGACCCAAGAAAAGACTGAAGAAAAACGGATTCCATTCAAGCCCACCACCTGGTATTCAGCGACTCGAAACATTCGCGATGAAGAGTATGGATCGCAACTCCAGCCTTTTGAAGCTGAAGCTCGACTTGGTTTACCGGGACCTGGCTATTGAGGAAGCCCAGAAACGGTTTGACGAACTCAACCTCCCCCGCGAAGAAGTAGTCGCCCCCGCAGATGCGCCTCCAGAGGTTGTCAATCTCCCCAAGGTGAAGAAGACAAAGGTTGTGCGTGCACTTGTTCCAGCTGGACAGGTGGCCAAGAAGACAGCCGCTCGGCCACCTAAAGCAGTTCTTCCTGCTGCTAAGTAATAGGGAATGTCGTTCCTCGTTGCAACGGCAAGTCCACCGTTCACGGCAACGGGGGCTATTCAAGTCTATGCATATGAGCCCTTTACCTATCGATTCTTGTTTCCGCCTGGAAACACGTTTGCGACCTTTTCCAATACCTCCACGAACCTGCTGGGTTATCTGTCCACCGACGCGACGGGTGTGAACTTTGTTGGCTCGAACGGGTTCAATTCCATCGTCTCGACCACGGGGTATCCGTTGGTGATTGTGGACAACCAAAGCAATGTGTATTCGAACCTGGTCTTTGGCGGAGCAGGACGGTTCACAGATGCATCGGGGAACCCACTGCCGAGCAAGATCGTAGTGTATGCGAACGAGGCCTTTGCGCCAATCTCGTTCATCCCAAGTGTTCCCGTTGACTCGAACACCGCCTTTACCCAGCCGTCACTCCCAGCGGCAATGAAGTTTTATGGATCCAACTCGAACCTGTTCATCCTGGGTGGACAACCTGCAGCAACCACGGGGGGCGCGAACTATGTCCTCGTGGCTTCGAACACGCTGGGGCAAGTGGTCTCTGCAAACATCAATATCCAGATTCTGTCCGAGCGCGTTCAGCTGCTCGGCGGCCCTCTCAGTTTGTCGCTGACTGTGGGTGTCCCCATCACACCCGCCCGATTCACCGCCATTCCTCCGATTGTATCTTCGAACCTGTCCTTTGCGTATCCGTATTCCAACCTTCCAAGCGGTCTGCTCTTTACGGATTCGTCGGGCAATCCCGTGACTGGCTACCCGTTCGTCCCGAGCGACAATATCATTGATTTATCGGGAACGCCCACTGTGGCAACACCTTCCACTGGCACGCAGTCCGTCACTGTACCACTTCGCGCAGATGTCACCAGCGTGTTCTCGGGGAAGTTGTCTGCGTCGACCAACTTGACCTTCAACTACACAGAGACTGTCGTGTTTACGACACCTGCGAACAATGCCGTCTTTCCGAATACATTCGTGAATCTCCCCATCACGCCCATTCCCTTCAATGCAGTGAGCTACTTTGGAGGGGGATCCTTGATTACTTCCATTTCATCGCCCGACCTTCGATCTGACTTGTCGTTGAACTCTACGAGTGGTGTCGCTACCTTGACGGGAACACCCACCTTTGTAGGTTCGAACACATACACGGCAACCGCCGTGAGCTCGACGGGAGTGAGCGGATCGATTAAATTCACGGTCATTTCGCAGAACGATGTGATTACCCTGACGCCATTTGCAGACGCGTCGTTGAACTTTATCATTGGTCGCCCCCTCGCCAACCCGCTTCCCGGATACTATTCGAGCAACCTCACACTGACTGCAAACTCTCTGTCTGGTCAGCCAATCGCCTTCTCCACCACAGGCTTCACACAGGGTGGTATTACGGTGACATCGAATTCAAACAGCATCACCTTCTCTGGGGTTCCGACGACACTGATTTCTGCCACTGTTGCAAGCGTCACTGCAAATGATGGTATCTTGGCGACCACTCAGTCTGTACCCTTTGCCGTCTTGAACGATGTGTTCACATGGTCGGTTGCGACACCTGTCTTCCTCCAGAATCAGGTGATTACGCCGATCCAAATCAGCGCGACAACGCTCAGCGGTCGAGTTATCATCTCGTATGTCGCGACTGCCCTGCCCACTGGTCTCGTTATGAGCAGAACGGGTCTTATCACGGGAACCTGCTATCAGCGGACGGGCGATCATTTTTTCGTCACTGGGTCTACAGGAATTTCTGCACAGACCACTCGGTACAACTACACGATCATCTTGGACGCGCTCTTGCTCTCGGCCCCAGCGGCAACCTATTCGCTGCCCCCAGGCCAGGTTGTGCCCCCGATCCCGTTGTCAGCCCTCTTGTCGTCGGGAGCGACCCCTGCAACCTTTGCTCTGAAGGGCCAGACCTATGGATTGACCATCACTCCGAGCGGTGTCCTAGGCGGAACTTTGTACGATGGAATTTATCCAAATACACTGGCGGCATCGGCAGATATTGAGGTTGATGTTTCAACGGGCAACTCGATTGTTGCGTCTACGGTCACACTCTTGTCGACTGCCCTCAACTACCTTGGACAATTTCAAGCAGGGAACAATCAGTTTCGAGCCGTATACTCGCCTCTCGGAGGGATCCCAGGATACGCCACTGTCCTCTATAGCCCGCTGTTCGCGGGAAACACGCAGGTCAGCACGGACCCCACGAACTTCATTCCCTCTCTCGGTGTAACATCGAGCGACATCCAGTTGAACTCGGCAGGCAAATACATTGTGTCGCTGTCGGGGCTCGATTCGCATGGATCTACAGTGTTCGGGTCGATCTTCTACGGCGATGTAAACTATCCGATTTCGTCAAAGACCTTCCTGACGGCTACGCAGGGATCGACCACACTCTACCGCAGCGCGTATTCTGTTGTCTACTCGGGAACTGGCAGTACATGGTATGCTCTTGGTGTCGGGCAGAATATCACGAGTCCTACGACGGTAACACGGGTCTACCTCCTCAAGTCCGACGATGACGGGCAGACATGGACACTTGGATACTCCAGAACAACGGGGTCTGGAAACTGGGCCCTTGAGGTTCAACCCTCGTATGTGTCGACCAATCCATTCGTGGTCTACGGAGACCCGTTCTTTATTGCGACATCGAATGTCGACGGAAACCCGTATGGAACCGTGGTTCTTCGCTATTCCCCTCTGGCCGACGTCTACATGGCAGGTGGAGGCCAGGTAAATGTGTCGACGGGCGGATACAATTACAAGATATACTCTGCTCTTCGAATCAGCCGAATGAACAACCCCGTCAGTGGATCGGGCGAACAGGCCACAATCGCCCCAGCCTGGACGACGGTTACATCCTTTACGAACACGAGTGGGTTCGTATCCACTGGAGGGTTCTTCACAGAGACGCGGGACTTTGCAATTGATGTCCCAGCTGGAACGCCGTGGGTTTCTGCAGGGTCCTCATATCCCTCTCTCACGACGACGCTTCGGTGGTCCACCGACAATGGGTTCAACTGGAATGCGAGTACAAATGACTTTGCCAGGTCGGGGCTTGCGGTCACATACGGAGCTGGGATTTGGATTGCACTTGGCACGGACTCCACATTTCCCGTGTACGCAAAAACATCAACCGACGGACAGACCTGGACCAACCTGGCATTGCCTTTGGGTCTCTTTGCGACATCCACGATTCTCTATTCCAACTCGTCGTGGACCATTCGGGTAAGCGCGCACGAGAGTCTGATCAATCCGTCTCCAGACTTGTCTGCTGATTGGATTGTTGTGCCAGATACACCCCTGTATCCATCCGTGACCCGACTGTCGCCTGGGTTCAACGCACTCTACCCCTATGCATCAAACTCGACATTGGTGGTTACGAGTATTGATCCAACGATTCAACTGATCTCTCCCGTGAACACGGCATACACGATCATGCAGTACACATTCATGACACCGATCACTCTTACAGTGAACCGCAGCACTGTCTACTTCTTCCTCACGAACGACGGTCTTCCAAACGGAATCCGATTTGACACAATCACGGGAACCTTCTCTGGAATGCCCTTGACGGCTGGGAACTTTGCCGTGCGCATCGCAATCAAGTCAAGTAGCGCCGCGTACAATTACTTTGACTTCACTTTCCGTATCTACTCGCCCTACCCGCAGAAACGCCAAGACACAGCATCGGCCTACACATCGTATGTTCGCCAGGAAGCCATCATTGGGGGTGCACAGTTCTCTCGGGACTCCAATGCCTTCCCCTCGGAGAACACGACTGTGGGTGCGGCTATGGGTCCGTTCCCTCCCGAAGTGGACCAAGCGCCCAAACCCTGCTGTCTGCCACTGCCCTCAGTGAAAAATTGATTTGTTGTTGAGTTGTGGGTTGGGTCTTTAGACCTCGTCCACTGGCATGACCATCCCGTCAAACTCCGCGAGTCCCACCTGACCCACGAACTCGTCTACTCCCTCCGCAGAGGTGAGGTAGACGCGCTGCGAGTCCTCGCCGACCCAATACTCGCGTCCCTTGTAGAGAACCTGCACGCAGTTCTCATTGACCTCCACCATCTCAGGCTTGGGCGGAGGCGCCGTGATCGAAGCGCACGCAGCGGCCGCGTTGGACGGCATCTGGGGCTTAGGCTTCAGGAACTCGCGCATGTGATCCTGCGGAGCCTTTGCAGAGTAGTCCTTGGCGGACATCTGCTTGACAAACTCCAGGAAGTCCTGCTTGCGGTCCTCGGGGCTTACCTTGTACTCCTTGGCAATCTCCGCGAACTTCTTGGTCAGGGTCGGTGTGAAGGTGAAGACTGGGACCTCGGCCTTGGCCACAGGCTTGGGCGCCAGAACCGGGGCGGGTGCGGCCACGGGCGCAGGCAGCGGCGCCATTGGCAGCGTAACATTCGGAACCGGGAACAGAATGGCGAGGAGGCGGCGGCTTACCTCGTCGGCATTGATCTTGAATGCAGGTGCAGAGCGGCGGATGGCGAGGTCGAGGTTGTGGGAGAGTGCGGAGTTCATTTTGTCCGTTAGTTGGGGGGCCACTCTGGGTTGGCCTGGTGGTCAAGAATCCGTTTTCAAGGGTGTCCGTTGGGACCGTCCCAGAGGGCCGCCCAAAAACGGAAACCGCGGTCCTAACGGACAAGAGAGTGTACACTACATACAAAATGCCCCGCAACACCACTGGAGGCTCTGGCCACCGCTCTCAGCGCAACTCCGAGTCCAACAAGACCAAGGCCAACAACAAGTTGAATGACGCACTGCTCGATGATCTTCTGCAAGAGGCCGAGACGGATGGGGTCCACATTGCCCGCGTGATGCGGCGACTGGGCTCAGGAATGATGGAATGTTTCTTCGTGGAGGACGAGGACATTGGAGGCAAGACGCGCCCTGTGGACAAGCTGGTCCATGCACCTCTGCGCGGCGGTCTGCGGGGTCGCAACAAGAAGGATGTCTGGATTGATGTAGGCAGCGTAGTGCTGCTTGCTAATACGGGCCTGGGAGGAACGCCGTGGAAGATCATGTCGGTCTTCAACGACAAGCAGATTGCTCGATATCAGGAAGTCGTGCCCACTGCAGACAAGCGGATCTTTGCAAGGGCTGCGACAGATGCACCTACGGAGGAGGGTGGCATTGAGTTCATCGCTGAGGAGGATGAAGTCAATGTAGATGATATCTAAGCCTGAAACAACGGGCACGATGATAGGCAGTATCGTCGGAACACTCTTTTTAAGTTTTATCGTGTGGATTGGGTACCAATCGGCCCTTCCTGAGAACACGAAATCAGGACCGTCGCTGCCTCTACCTGTTTCCGTGGGCAAGGAGCGGTTCACGGGTCGAACTCGCGATGCCTCATCCTATACGCAAACTCTGCGTCGCAAGGCTGTTGTGAGCGCTGCATACGGGAGCCCGTGCCATGTTTTGCGTGAATCGAACCACACATCTGGATTCACGAACGGAGTCTTGGAATTGTATAGCATTTCAGGTCTGTGCGAATCTGCGTGCCAGCAGGTATGCGATGTGTACGATGGCATGTTCTCGGGCGACGAAGAACCAGTTGTCCTGGACGGCGGGGTATCGTCAGACGAGTACGATGGCGGAACTGCATTTGTTGGACATCCGAATGTGCTGGATGGCAGCGGCGACTTTGTCATGGATGGTGGAAGCGCGTATTTTACGCTTCTCAATTACATCTTGTTGAACGGAGGAAACGCTGATACAAATGTATGCTCACCTATTAATAATGCCCGTCAATCCTGTTAAGTTCGAGTTGCGGCGAGATACGCTCGCCAACTGGACTGCAGTGGGTGGCGTTCTCGTACTGTCTGCGGGAGAGCCTGCAGTTGTTCTTCCGTCTCCAGGGCAGCCCTATGCAAACCAAATGAAGATCGGCGACGGTGTGAATGTGTGGAACGACCTTCCGTGGGTCGGCGTCGGTTCGAGTGGCACTCCTGGCGGAACAGGACCCACGGGACCGCCAGGTCAGGCGAACCCCGTGTCTGTATTGACCTATACGACGCAAGACACACCTGCGTTGGCCGCCAACACAGATTTGCTCATTCCATACCTTCACCTTGACTCTGCAAACTCAACAAGCATTCCTAACTTTGCTCTTTCGAATACGGCCGATGTGTTTGTTAACAATGGATCTACATCCCTGTCTCTCCTGTTCACGTGGTATACATACCTGACTGGGTACTCGGGAACGCCCGTCTTCAATACCTATGCGGGGTTCTCTGCAGGTGGAGCTGCTACGAATGTGCAGGGTGAGACCACGACCTCTGGGGGCGCATACATTGCTTCATCGACCACGTTCCTTCTTCCTCCTGGCCAGTCGGTTGGCATGTACATTGCAAGTTCTGCGATTGCTACCCTGACCTTTTCAACGGTTACCATCTCATTGCTCAGCGGATATCTCGGTCCTACGGGCGCAGTAGGCGCGGGCGGCGCAACAGGTCCGAAGGGAATCAGCGGTGACCGCGGACCTATCGGATACATTGGTCCCACAGGATGGACTGGCTTGACAGGATCCACAGGTCTCACGGGCTCCACAGGACCTACGGGCTGGACTGGATCCACAGGTCTCACGGGCGCCACGGGATTGAGTGGTGCCACGGGTCTGACGGGTGCTACTGGCCCTATTGCAACAGGCCCTACTGGATTGACGGGCCCTACTGGAGTCACGGGCTCTACAGGTCTCACAGGTTCCACAGGTCTGAGTGGACCCACTGGAGTAACGGGCGCTACTGGACTGACGGGTGCTACGGGTGCCATTGCTACTGGCCCTACTGGCTTGACAGGATCTACGGGTCTCACAGGTGCCACGGGTCTGACTGGTGCAACGGGCTGGACGGGTGCTACGGGTTCCACAGGTTCCACGGGTCTGAGTGGGCCCACAGGTCTCACGGGTGCCACGGGCTGGACAGGCGGTACAGGTCTCACGGGTGCTACAGGTATCACGGGTCCGACGGGTTCCACGGGTTCGACTGGTTGGACTGGCGCAACAGGCTTCACGGGTGCTACAGGTATCACGGGCCCCACGGGTTCCACGGGATCGACTGGCCTGAGCGGCCCGACTGGCTTGACGGGCGCAACGGGTGCAATTGCTACGGGACCCACTGGCTTGACGGGTGCAACGGGTGTCACGGGACCCACTGGCTTGACGGGTTCGACTGGACTGACAGGTGCTAGTGGACTGACGGGACCCACGGGCGTGACAGGTCCCACTGGCTTGACGGGATCCACAGGCTTGTCAGGGCCTACAGGTCTGAGTGGCCCGACTGGTCTGACGGGATCTACTGGCTTGACGGGCTCTACGGGCACAACGGGCTTGACGGGTGCCACTGGATGGACAGGTCTGTCAGGACCTACTGGCTTGACAGGATCCACGGGTCTGACAGGTCCCACAGGTGTGACGGGACACACGGGTCTGACTGGATCCACGGGTCTGACGGGTCCAACTGGAGTCACTGGATCTACTGGAGTCACTGGATCCACGGGGTTGAGCGGCCCAACTGGTCTCACGGGATCCACGGGTCTGAGCGGCCCGACTGGATTGACAGGAGCCACGGGTCTGACGGGTCCCACTGGAGTCACTGGGTCCACGGGTGTGACGGGTTGGACTGGCTTGACAGGCGCCACAGGTACCACGGGTCTGACGGGATCGACTGGAGTCACGGGTGCAACGGGTCTGACGGGTACAACAGGTTGGACTGGCGCTACTGGTCTAAGTGGGCCTACAGGTGTCACTGGTCCTCCTGGATACACAGGACCGCAGGGTCCGTCTGGTCTGCAAGGACCCCTGGGGCCGCAGGGCATAGCAGGAGTGACTGGGCCGCAAGGAACGACTGGCTACCAAGGAGTGACTGGGCCCACTGGAGTCATCGGAGTAACGGGTGCAACAGGTGCGATTGCCACGGGATCTACTGGACTTACAGGTCCGACTGGTTTGACGGGCTCAGCAGGACCGACGGGCGCCATTGCAACAGGCGCGACTGGCTTGACAGGTCCGACTGGCCTGACGGGTTCTGTAGGTCCGACGGGCGCGATTGCCACTGGACCTACTGGACTCACGGGAGCTACGGGTGTCACAGGATATACGGGTCCTACAGGTCTCACAGGATCCACGGGTCTCACAGGTCCCACTGGCTTGACGGGATCCACGGGTCTGACGGGATCTACTGGCTTGACGGGATCCACAGGTCTGACGGGACCCACGGGTCTCACAGGTCCCACTGGCTTGACGGGATCCACAGGTC